TCGAGATTCCTCAACTTTGTCAGAATTACTAGGAAGAAGTAATCTTAACAATGATCGCCAATCATGTTTCGGAGCAACTTTGGTATAATCCATTTCGGTAGAAGTACCCTTATTTGAACCTCTTCCACCTTTTTTCGCGTCATTTGCTTGCTTTGCACGTTCTTCATCACGTTTTCGCAAATCGTCAGCCGCTTCTTTAGTATCTTTATCCTTAGCATCCTTCATCTGTCCTTCAGTTTTTTCATTCTGTTTATCAATTTTATCCCATGGATTTCCACTACCTCCAGTGCCTTCACCTTCCCCCTCTCCTTCCTGGCCCTCTCCTTCTCCTTTGCCTTTTTGACCTCCCTCTCCTCCTTCATCCATTTCTTTACCTTTTTCTTGACCGGGTTGGTGATCATCACCCATTTCATCTAAAGCTTTTTTCAATCGTTGTTGCTGTTCATTATTTAGTTTTTTGAATTCACTTTCAACAAGGTCATACATTTCTTTATATGAGCTTTGTCTATCATAATTGATTTTATCGTTGAATAGTCCCATCGGAAGTTGTTCATATCCTGATTTGACTAACAAATAATTAGTTCTAAAATCTCCAACCCAATTGATTATATCTGGATCAGCATTAGGAATAATCTTTTGATAATGAAAATCATCATAAGTATAGTGCATAAATTCATGAATGATTGCAAATTCACAATAGCAATATTCATCTGGAAAATTACCGCCATTACATTGATACTTTTTGCCTTTTGGCTTAACTTGCTTTAAGTGAGCTAATTCCATTAACCTTTGACAAAAAACAGCATTAAATGCAAATATGCCATTAGGAGTAGCACATGCAGTAGGTATATCTGCAAACTCCGGATAATCCGGATTATCAGTAAAGATAGTTGCTGCATCATATAAACGTTTATGATTTAAGAATGAGCGGAGCGGATAAAACTGCTCATGGTCGGCTTTTACGCGCGTTACTAATTGTTGAAAAATATTTCTGTTGAACTTTGGACAAGTTGGCGAAGATATACTATGTTCTTCCATCAACTTAAAAGATTCATCTTCAATAATGTTTTTTAGAATAGTTCCATATAAGATGGGGGCTTTAGCAGCAATATCAGAAAAACTTGCAAGTTTTTTATTAAAATCATCTTCAATTTCTTTAACAGAACGATTTGTAATTCTAGCAGTTTCTGCTAGAATTTTTTGTATGTGCGGGTCTGTAAGTTTAGACTCGCTAAACTTAACCGTTCCTTCCTTCCACTTTCTTACTTCAAATCCTTCAATAATAAGTCGTTGATATTTAGTTTGCATTTGAATAAATCCTAATATTATTTCTTTACTTTATATTTAGGGTTTATAGCCCCTAACATCATATTCATTTATAAAAAATCTTTAAACCAAGAACCGATAAAATCAGAACCATTGGCTTGAAACTCTTTAGGTTGATACATCCACATTCCACCATTTTTATGGCTTAATGCAATATTCACTTTTATTTGATATAAATCACCAACTAAAATTGGACTTATACAATGAACAAAATGTGGATAAGCAGGAAAGATAATCAAAGAACCACGTTGTGGCACTAATGAAAAGTTATAAGTAGGAAACTCTGTCTTTCCACCATATACTTCATAACGAGGGTCTAATGGAATGCTATCATGATATTCTTTTAGCCAAATAATCCCTGTCAAATCAACATCTTTTATCTTTAACCATTTACGTTTGATATACTTTGAGTTTTCACATCCCGGTTGTTCAGCCGGAGCTTTTTCAAACTCTGGATAATGAGTAAGAACTAATGACTCGGTTCCGCGATACGTTGCATCATAATGCTGTTCAATTAGCGGAATGTGCTCACGTAACTTTTGCATGATTACAGTTTGACCTTTAGCAGGTTCCATTGTTTTTTCTAATTTAACTGGGTCACCGGTTAAATTAGTATTAGGAGTCTTAACTTGGTATTGAGATACTAATTCTTCACACTGCTTTGGTGACAAAAAGTCTTGGACTACATAAAACGGCGATTTTATCATATTAAGTTTATTTTATAAGTATAATGTTTATGTGAAAAAATTTATTCTTCTTCTTTCTTTTGTTGACTATCTTTGTCTTCTTCTTCGTCGTTATTGCTTTCTTTTGCTGGCGTCGGTGCCGATTCTTCGCCATTGTCTAGAATACCTGCAGCAGGATTGACTAAAAATCCCCCAGCACTTAATGTCTTACGTCCCAAAAGTATATTATACTCCATATGTTCACGGTCAGTAACAGAAAGTTCAACATTTCGTAAAGTAATTCCGTCTATGACCATGTCAACACGAATGACTGGTCTTTCGTCTTCGTCAGAAATACTTGATTGCTTAATGCTTGCTGAACGAACAAGGTGGAACTTGTAACGTGATTTGCCAAACGTAAATTTGACAGACGAGTCGGTTACTTCAATATCCGTTCCATGAATAGAGCTTACATTTGCACCTGTATCAACTCGAGCTTCAATCGGCTCTTCATTGTTGAAATGTTTGATAGTAACTTTAGTAAGTGAGCCAACAATCTTATCACCTTCAATGTCATGAATTGGAACCTCAATAACTTTGTCATCTGTAACTTCAGGAGTTGGTTCCTCTTCTTCTTTCTCTTCTGGCTTTTCCTCAACTGGAGGTTCTTCTTCTTCAGCAGGCTTTTCTTTCTCTTCATCACTACCACCATCTCCAACTTTTTCATTACAGTAATCAATGATAGCATCTGCGATTGGTTTGTCAATAACCTTTTGCATTGCTTCAAATCCTGGAGAGCCGTTAACTTCAAGAAGTACAATATCATCACCATCAATAATGTAATCAACTGCGGCCAAAGAAATACCTAAAGTTTCTGCCGCTTTGATACAGGCTTCAATTTCTTCTTCAGTTGGTTTATGTTCTTTAAGTTCAGCACCTTGATGTGCATTACTGCGGAAGTCACCGTCAGGAATACTTCTCATAACTGCAGCTAATACTTTTCCATCTAACAATAGAACACGAGCACTTTCAGAATGTTCAATGAACTCTTGTAACATAAACTGCTCACCTGATTTCAATAGCAATTGAATGATTGAAGTCAAACTTGCTTTACTATCTGCACGAACAACACCAACGCCATGTGTTCCGAATAAAGTTTTGACAATGACTGGAAACTTATTACCTATTGCTTCTAATGCAGCATCAACTTGTTCTTCATTAGTGAATACAGCAGTCTTTGGAGTTTTGAGACCAGCATCATTCAGTAAGATTTGAGTTTCAACTTTGTTACTAGCAATTCGCATTGACTTACCAGTGTTCAATACCTTAATGTCCATCTTTTCTAAATGATTGATAATCGCACACTTATAATCAAGGTTATCTTCCGAAAGACGAGGTATAACGATGTCAGCTCCAGAAAATCTTTTGCCTTCATGAGCAATGAATGGGTCTTGAGCTAGTGAGATAAAGCAAGTGTCTGGGTTGATAGTTTGAACAGTGAACCCTTTTTCTTGTGCAACTTTATCAAGTTCTTTAGGAACCCAGTTCTCAGGTTCGGTCGTCAATATGATGAGAGTTTTTGCCATGTTGAATACTCTTTATAGAACGTAGTTTTTTGGATGGTTAATACCCGCAAGCTCTAACATTCGCTGAGTTTGAGATTTTTGTTCAGTCTTATTTTCAACAACTGTTGCTAAAGCATTTAGCATTGCATCTTTACATTGGGCTTCACGAGCTAATGATTGTTTGCACAACTTGATACGTTTAGTTATTCTGCTATTCTTACCTGGACCATTGACTATAATGTCAATATCAACAAAGAAGTCGTTATTGATTGGAGCAGGTTCATTATTACCTGGTTCATAAGCCGATGTAGGAACATCATAGTTTGTTTGACGGGCTTCACCAACATAGAAGTAATATTGGGAAATGTCGATTTGTTCTGGTTCTACGGGTGCAGGGCCAATGGTTGGAACTTGTTCAATTCCAGTATCATCGCTAAATGGCGAAGTTGGAACACTATCAATAGGATTTGAAAAAGTTATTTCTGTAGGTTCTGGATTTAGATAAGGAAACATAGTATATGTAACTCCGCAAGTGTGAGGCAATTCGTTAAAAGATATACTCTATTTAGCTAATTTAGAATAGAAGTGATCGACTCGTTCTATCAGAGTATTAAGTGAAGCTGATAATCTAAATGTAAATTCTTGTGGAAATCCGGTTTGAGAACTCATTAGAATAACACCTTGGTCAATATCAGTCCCATACTTTTCATTCATTGCAACACCATAAAAGCAACATTGGAGTTTATAGTCAGCAATATCTTTTTCAGATTTTATTCTACAAGAAGTTTTAAAGTCAATAATCGATGGAATACCTTTATAAGTTCCAATACAATCAGTAGTTCCAGCTAATTCTAATAAGTCAGAATAAAGTGGTGCTTCTAATCCAATGACATCAGTAATACGATTTAGCTTTAGCTTTAGTGCATTGAATACATTGACATCTTCATATGAAAACTCAGAAGTATTCAGTTCTTGTTTCAGGAGATAACGTTCAATCATAGTATGAACGTTAGTTCCTTTAGAAGCAGCAGCTTTAGTATAAGCATCAGCTTTAGAAACCCCTAATGAGTTTTGCCAGCTGGTTAGAATAGCTTTCTTTTCCTCACTTACAGTATGACCTAAGACGGTTGTGATGGAGGGATAGAAGTTTCCCTCCGGTGTTTCATATAATCGATACCCGCTTTCTTCAACGCGTTTCAACTTTGGAAAAGTATGCATGAATGATTACCATAGGTTCAAGAATGCTTCAACCGACTTTTTACCTAACTTGATACCATCTTTATGGAATTCATTATCTGAGTCAAGTGGTATAACAACATATTCAACACCGTGAGTAATTGGTTTGAAATTGAAGTGCTCATTACCTGAACGAACAGTGGTTTCAAATCCATTGTCAATAGCATGATGCAAGTTCTTAGCTTCAGTTGAACTTAGCTTTATTTCAAGACTATCAATTGCAAGACGAATTCGTTCGCCAGTTTTACCGATACTCCAAGCGCCAAGGTCTACTGCATTGTCTCGAAAATGACGAGATGCTTCTTCGTACATAAACTCCTCATTCACATTTGCATTTGCATTACTTGCTAAAGCTTTTGCTAATGCTGCAGCTCGAACTCTAACTGCAGGTAAGTTAAGTTGTTGTTTACGTTGACGTAATGATTGAATAAGATTTGATCTTTTGTAGTTTAAGTTTTCATCAGGAATTCCAAGTGACGACGCTAAGGTTGAAACTAATGATAAGTAAGCATCATTACCAAGGTCAATTGCTTCTTTTACTACTTCTTCATCTTCTTGTGATTCAGTATCACTATGATGTAACGGTTTGATACCCAATGCTTTAGATAATCCTGCAATGTAGTTACGTAGTTTACCATGTTTGATAAGATGCACAATAGTAGGTTTCAATGCTTGTCTTAGCATCGATTTACGAGTATGCAATAATTGATGCGGAACTCCCAATGCTTCAAGTAGCTGAAGAATGTGTTCAAACATAACATTAGTTCCTTGTCCAGCAGACTCATCAATCTTTTCTTTCTCATCGCTATCTTTCTTTTTAGCAAGTTCTTTCTCAGCTTTTTCAGCTTCACCTGTTCCTAAGATATCTTCTAACTCTTTCAATGCACGATGTAGAAAGATACGACCTTTTGGGTTATCCACCATTCCTAACGCAGCTTCTCGTACGCCATGACGAAGTAATGATTTACCTTGAGATAAACGCAATGCTGGCATTCCAAGAAGAATGATAAGACGAATAATCTTACGTTGCATTGCAGTTTTGAATAAGTCTTCTATCTTTTCTTCTGCTTTGTCTTCTTTTTTACTTTCTTCTGAAACTATTCCAAAGTCAGGTTCTTCTTTTAGAAATGACGAGAATAACCATGAACTTGTTGAAGTTTGTTGAATACTATCAACCAATTTCTCATCACCTTTCTTTTTAGATGCGGCAACAGGTTTCTTTTTCTTTTTAGAAGTAGGTTTCTTTTTGCCATCTTTTTCTTCTTCATCATCAGGTGATGTCAATGCGTCTTCTTCATCGTCTTTTTCTTCATTATCGTCTTCTTTATTACCGAAATCTAATCCACCAAATGCGTCATCCTCTTCTTTATCTTTATCATCATCAGGAGCGTCAAGATTATCTTCATCTTTGTCAGCATTAGCATCATCTTTCTCGTCTTCTTCTTTCGATTGATTTAGGTCAAAACCAAGTTTAGTTTTCTTTTCTTTTTTATCTGCTAAGTCATCTATATTCCCGTCACCATCTTCACCCGCCATTGCATCATCTGCTGCATCGCCTACATCAGATGATGAACCGCCATCGCCAGTCATGTCATCTTCTGGCCATTCAACTGACACAATGTCAAACTCACCAGCTAAGTCATTGATAGCAGTTTCAATGTCATCTTCTTTGCCTAATAAGTCACTCATTGCTTTCTCAAATGCTTCAGCATCTTGAGTTGCGACATATACTTTAACAATTTCTCCATCATTCAATTCAAGTCCAAAAGCAATAGTATCTACTTCTTCTGCTTTATCTTGTGCTTGTTGGATAAGGTTAGCAGCATCACGTTGTGTTAATTTGGAATTTGAGTCAAATGAAATACCTTTAGGTAATGTAAAATGGTCTTTAGGAGCAGCTTCAGTATTTTGGTCTTTAGGAGCGCTAAAAGTACTTCCCTTTTCAACTTCAGATAATATGTCATTTAGAAAATCTAGGTTATTCTTCATTGATTGTTTACTCCCCAATCATTGGTGTGATTGCAGAAGCTATAAATGATGCATCTGCCTGATAGTCTTTAGATAAGAATGATGTTAAATGTTCTTTTGTTCCAATTAGTTTGACTGAAGGCCATTTTTGGTTACTACCATCTTTTTCATTAGAAGGAGTAGTAATTATTGATGCAAGTAAATATCTTTCTTCTTTCAAGAATTTGAATCCTTCATCTGTCAAAGGATCGCCGGTAAAATCTTCATCAGTCCATTCTACAATAGCATAAAATAAATCGCTGAACATTGCAGCAGGATTACTAACTTCACTTACTGCGGTAAGATGACTAAATCCTGGAATTACTCGTTTCAAAATTCGTTTTTTCTTTTTAGAAGAAACACTTTTAGACACCGCAACCTGTCCTTTCTTTTTATCAGACGTGTCAAATAATCTTGAAGGAAATGTAGCAATTGCAGCTGAGCTAATATCACCTGCTTCGGCTCCACCTTCTTCTCCTTCTTCTCTAACGATTTGTTCTTCTGCATTGCGAGTAAATTTTGGCTTTTTAGTAAAGTCTCGCTTTCTTCTAACTATCGGTTTTCCATTCATAAATTTGACTAATAAGTGATTATTTGATAAGGATTTATTTCCAAGACTAGCTTTATTTTGTTTTGTCTGTCCGTCTGAAGATGGGTCAGTTGCTACACCAAAATCTGCCCAAGCAGCAACGTTAGCGCCATTACTAATCGCGGTTTGGGATGCATTAGCTCCCATTTCAGTTTCATTTACTAAAGAAGATAATGATTGCATGAATGTAAGTGTCTCATCAATGTCTTGTAGTGAAGATTGTTTCTTCTTATTTGTCGTCGTCGTCAAGTCAGTACCCTCTTTATTTTGTGTTTTGTTTGCATCAATAGCAGCATGGGTCAACGTGTTAGATGCTAACTGTCGTAAAGGTCCTAACAATGGAGAACCGTGAACATGCTGTTGTAAATAATAAAACACTTTCGCAATGACAGTATTTTTGTCGCTAAGTTCAATATCATCCCAGTGTCTTATACCTGCAATTGCAGTATTTATTGATTGACTACGGGTTTCTAGACGCATAGTAATCAATTTAGCATTATCTTCTTGCAAATCCCAATCCTGGACAAAACTTCCTGATGATAATGTCTTATGGATTTTTTCTACTCGTTGCTTTGTTATTCGACCTGATAACTTTTTAAGTTCACTTGTTGTTTCGGCTGACATACTACCTTTCATTACTGCAATGTATGGGCTAAAAACCATTGTTCCCCAAAAGTTTAGTTGACTCATTGTTGCATCAGGTTTATGCTTTAGTGTTGCATGTTTCATATCTTTGATTAGAGGAACTGCACCTTTAGTTTGAGTGCGAAGTAATAACATTGATGCAAGTAACGTAGCAGTATAAGCACTGCATATATCATGTCCATGCATATGCTTGATTTGGTCTAATGATACGTTTTGTAATTTACTACCTTCTATAATGATACTTTCTGCTATTCGCTGTCCATGTAATGAATATATTGCATTTCCATATAAGGCTAAGATAATGTCCGTAAAGCTTTTACTTCTTTTAATTTCAGACATTCTATCATCATACCCATTAATTGCTTGTGCATAGAATCCTAAGTTATCTTTGATTTCATCTTGAGTATAAGTAATCTCTGACTCACCTGTAACTTGTTTGAAATCATTACTAGTATCTTTGAACTCTTGTAACTTTTTCTCTGCTTGTTCTTTTGAATACTTTAATACTGCTAAGATTTTAGTTTTAACACCGTTGAAGCTCATCTCTTTGAACTGTTGAGCAAAAGCTGCGGCAGTATCACGAGGGTTAGTACCTCTAAAAGATTTGAATACATTGCCAACCGATTGAGGACGTTGAAGTTCTGGGACTCCAAATAATTGAGCAATTCGTTGTTGGAATACACCTTCAATTCCACCTCTATCTTCAAGAGATGCTTTCTTGTCAGTAGTACGAATCATTCCACTTAGTTCGCGTTTAGGAATAGTATCAAATCGACCATCAGCTTTAAACTCGCTTGATGCAATCCAAGTGCTATCACTTCCTTTATGAATTAACGCTGCTTGAGAACCAACATTATCTTCAATTGACTTCAATAGTTCAGTCTTGATAGGGAACTTGAATTGAGTAAGAATAACATTGTTTAGCTTCTCACGTTCGGTTTCAATCACATCACGATACTTCATTGGAACTTGTGTAAGATTAACAGCAGCAACTTCATAGTTAGACATTTCAAGACTGTGACGATGTGCTACCTCATTATCTTTGGCAAGGAATGCTTCTAACTTTGAAAGAATGCTTTTTAGTTTTCCAGACGAAAGCATTCCTCCACCTTTGACTGATTTAGTTTTGAACACTTTCCATGTAGTCAAGACTTCTTGTTCTTCTAAATCTTCGCCATTGATTGATGACATTTGTTTGACTTTAACTTGGACCTTTTTATCTCCAATCGCGGTATAGAGTTGGTCAATTACTTTACTATCAGCAATAGTCGCTTCTCCAATAACAGGTCGTACCAAAACGATTTTGCTAAATGTATTGCCAAATTGAGTTTCTGCCTTAGCTTCTAATTGACACTCAATAACTTGTCCAGCTTCAAGGATATCTTTGATATCAGATTGAAACTGAGAAATTGCTTTATGTGCTGCTCTGAATTGATTGTTCTCAACTCTTAATTGATAGTCAGTAACTTTATATGAAAACTTAGTTCTTTTGTTTGGAGAATAGGCTGACGTATAAAACTGATTATCTGAATCAATACCAAAATAAAAAGTAAGTCCATCTGCTTGAGCTGAAATAGTATAAGAACCCAACGATTTCAGTTGTGCTATAAACTTTTTTATTGGTAAGTCTTCGAATGTTGATGCAGTCATATTTACAAGTTTATTTGAATAAGAATAGTATGTAACTATTTATCTACTTACTGATAAACAAAAGGGCCGAATACTTTCATATTCGGCCCTTCTTCTTAGTTTCTAACTATTACAGCATTTATACTGCTACGTCAGCTGCTGGAGCAACTTCTTGTTCAGGAGCAGCAGGCTCAAGTTCTGCTTTCAATTTAGCAAGCAATTCATTATTCAAATCGCGAACGGCAGCACGAGCACGAGCATATTCAAGCTCAGCTTCGATAACTTTTTGTTCCCAGATTTGGTGAATTTGAACTAAACGTTGTACTTCGGTTGAAAATTTTGCAAGTTCGTGTTGTACACCGTCGATAGTGATAGTTTGAACTTGTTCGTTAGCTTCTGCCATTTGTATTTCCTCTTTTTTATGTTGTTGATAATAAATTATTTTCTTCCAGATAATTCTAAAAGATTAGGTTTTTTTCCAATAACGGAATCATTGATTTTTCCCTGATTCCCAAACATAGTTCCATTGGTATTCAAAATAGTATTTATAGTTTCAGTTTTGGGCTTCAAACGTAAGCTTTGATTTCCTTCCTCCATATTAGTAACTCGTAGAGCGATAGGGTCCCATTTCAAATAAGAAGTAGTACCTACCCCACTAGCGTTACGGGTTTTAGTATATTCAAATGCATATTCACCATTAGCTCTCATCAAATCTGATTGAATAATAGCAATCATTATATCACAAGTTTGAACTTTTGAATATCCACCTTGAATATGTTGCTGTCCGACTTTCTCAGCTTCTAAAGAACCTCTTCCTAACTGAGAAGCAGTAATAACTGCACAATCAAAATCTAATCCAATTGCTCGCAATTCTTCAGCTTTGTATTTGTCAGCTAACCAGATGTTCTCATTGCTAATACCTCTATTAGTCGCCATCAAATCAAGATAGTCAACTATAATGAAGTCAGGAGTAAATCCGTGAGTTTGCTGAAACTCCTTTAGATATGCTCTTAAATCATTTGCAGTCGTGACACTTTCTGGATATCGCTTGACATACAATTGAGCATTTGCACCTCGATGAAATGCATCTACTTTCGATTCAACTGCTTCAATACTTTTGAGAATATCTGCTTGACCAATACCTGTCACCATACTATCAAATCGTTTACATACGATTCTATCTGCAAGTTCTAATGAAAAGTAGATTCCATTATACCCTTGCTTGACAAGATTGATACCAAGATTAGACATACAGATACTCTTACCAATACCTGATGCAGCAGTTAGTAGCAATAGTTCTTGTCTATTGATACCACCACCTATTGCTTCATCGACATCATCCCAACCTGTTGGAATAGTTGGAGAGTTATTCAATAGGTCTCGTAATCTATCTCCAACATTTTCAAAGTAATTGATACCTAAATCTCGATTTAGAGAAATAGCATCAGCTTCTTTGATGAGTTGCCATATTGCACCATAATCCCCTTTATCATGGAGCTCAGGTGCTTTCATAACTGCATTCCAAACTGCAGAGTTTCTACAGAATGTTTCTATTAACGTTGCAGTAAAATCTTGGTCAGCTTTAGTTAGAACTTCAGCAGTATCAAATGATACTCCAGTAGTAGCTTTGATAGTTTTTGAATTTGGAACAGTTCGATATTCTTCGAAGTATTCACGAATAAACTTGACCGGTTTTATAAGCGATTGGTCAAAATACTCATGTGACAGTATTCTGTTGCATCGTGCGAATAGTTCAGGATTACTTAGTAAGTTTTCAACTAATAATTTCTGTACATCAACATCATATTCAATTTGTTCATTTCCTTTCATTGAATCCTCTTGTTGTGTTTTTGGGTAAAAAGTTTATGTAGAGTTTTGCTTTCTTTTCATCGTAAATCCTATTTTGAAGGAGTTCATACATCGTCCAGATTTTGCCAGTTTCGACAATCCTAGATGATATGTCAGCTTTTGATTTCGTTGTGGAAGGGTTTGTCACGAAAGTGATACTACCTAACTTCTCTTTCAACACATGAAATGCTAAGGATTGACCATTAGCATCTTTATCAATCACAAACACGAGTTCGCGTCGTGATTTTCGGAGTAGCTCTATTTTGGATTCTGTGAGCTTACTACCTAAAAGACTGATACCATTCACGTGTATAGCATCAAAGACACCTTCACATATGAATAACGGTTTTTCTGAATAACGAAATAGTTCGTCATTATTGAAGATGACTGCTTCCTTTTTGACTTCGCAGTTTCGATAACGAAGACGTTCATCTGACAAAATAGTTCTTGCTTGCCAGTAGATGACTTTACTTTGTTTGTAAAAAGGTATTATAACACGATTTGGTAATGTAGTGCTAACAAAAAATGGATAATCATGACATGTTAGTCTATACTTGTTCAACAAGAACTGACATTCATTGATATGAGATTCGTCTAATCGAACTGAACCTTCAGGCAATGATACTTCAGGAGTATAAAGATTGACTTTATGTAATGTTTCAAGAGTGATAGTCTTGTCTTCTTGCCTAGGCGGTTGATTGAAGAATAGCTGGCTCTTGATTTCGTTGAGCTCATGAACAGGAACTCCAAAAGCTTTTAGGATTTGTTCGAAGTCTTTACGTATCTTTTCATCACCTAACTTCCAACCACTTGCAATACCACAATTGAAACAGTGATACACTATTTCAGACGGTTCAATCTTCCAGCCACCACGAGGTGAATGGTCAGAACAGCAAGCACATCTTATCTGTTGAAAACCTGTAGCAGAAGTTTTGCCTGTTAGTGGAATGTGGGTGTGAATGAGGTTAGTAAGTTTTGATGCGAAATCATTTACTGCTGATGATGACATAGGTACTTAGAAAAAGTGACATGTGAATAGGTACATTATAACACCCATTCACATGTTCTGTCGTTATAGATTTAATGTGTCAATATGTTTATTGACCATTCTAACATAATGAAGTTTTGATGGATTACGTAGCTTTTTAACGCCACCTTCACCCATGTTATAACTTGCAATCAATGCATCTCCTCGATACATTGTACTCAGATAAACAAGATACTTACTTGCCACTGCCACATTGAACTTGTCGTTATGTGCAAGAGCATTTGTTATCTGGCTATCTGGGATTCCAAACTTTTTCTTCAATTCAGGAAATCTTTTTAGAACTGCTTTCGCTGTTCCTGTTTTGATTTGCCCTAAGCCAACAGTTTGGTCACAAGCCTTCTTATGTTTTGAGGTTCTAAACTTAGCCGCCTCACCGGCTTTGCTTTCCTGGAAAATGATTCCAGCTAGAACTTCTGGTTGTCTAAGTCCATCTTCCTTTGCCGTATTATAAGCTAAAGTAATGATGTTCTTTTGATTTACAGAAAGCGGTTCATTCTTATGCGATGACTTTCCACTTTCACCCCTTCCATGCCTTACTCTTACAACTTTTTCTGATACATTATCAGTGTCATTAGAAAAGTTATTGTGATGATGACCTTTCTGGTGACGGTCGTAAACATGGTGCACTTTCGCAGAAACAGACGGAGATAGCAATGCCATCCCCAGTGTTGCCACTAAGGTTAGTGTGTTGAGTTTCATTTACTCCCTCTCTATTTGTTTAGTTCGCATCAAGCACTCCATAAAGATTCTCATCAGATAAATCAACGTGAATCTCATTCTCTATGTTGCCCAACGGGGTGCAAGCCTTCGGTTTTTTGGCTTTTCCGCACCGTTACCTTGAATCACATGAATATGGAACTGTAGAATGTTCCCGTGCTTCAAGGCCATTGAAAGACCACTCTATGCATAATACATTAGAGTAGATGGCTAATCAGGTAGCCGCCTTTGGTGGTCACACCAGCTTTTATGGAGCTGGTCTATTATTTATCGCTTCTTAATTTATAGCTTTCATTCAATTCCTATTACATCTCTAAATTGTGGTTCTTCGGCTCTAAATATCATCCCAACTGCATTTGATACTTGAACTAACCGTGGAAAGTTCATTCTTACCACTCTACTCCGAGATATTGCTCCAGCAGGTCTGTGTTGTGCCGGAATTCTTTCGCATTCTTCTTCAGTCAAGAACTCCATGAACGTCTTACGTTGCCAGTAAGAACCGCGTTTGAAGTTATCAGCCAATCCGTTCCAATCGAACCCTACTTCGTATAGCATTTGAACCCGACGTTTAGTTGGAACCCCTTTAAGTTGGACATTCGTAAACTTTGTATGAGCACACATGCTTACACTGTTCTTAGAAGCATCCCATTCCCGCCATGTCAAATTATCAACCGCAGAACTTAATGATGGAACATGCCATACACGACAATCAAATGTTGGAACAATGCCACGTGGAATTGGAAACCGATATTGGTCCATTTCTTTTGCAAAAATTACCGATGCATATGACGCAAGAGTTGAACATATCTTTTGGATTCGACCATCAAACATATCCAAACTTTCCCAGACCAAAGTTATCTCATCGCTTTGAGTATAACCAACATCTGGTTGAAAAGCTTCAACCAATGTTTTAGCAGTATGCTCCATTGAACCAACAATACGACAGTCAAACGGCTTATTCGCATCTTTAGTCAGAGTATGAAAAGCTCGCCCGTCAAGACGAGCAATCACTGGCACTCCAGAAACTAATCGAGCTCCAGCTGAAATCAACTCTAACTTCTTCTGTTCGTCACCCAATGATTGGAAATCTATACTTGCCATCGTCTTATGCCTCTTTCAAAATTTGTGCAAGTTCTGATAAATCTCCAGACCATTGTGATATATCAACCACTCTTGGTCCTTTATCATCAGCCTTTAGAAAATAATAAGAAGCAATTTTTTGGCCCCACATAAATGTTACAACAGACGAAGCATCATAAAAAAGCTGAGTGTTACCAGTTCTTTTGTGTATTACATAATAGGTCGTGTCAGCCATTTTCTTATGCCTCTTCTAAAATTTGTTCAAGTTCTGACGTTTTATCAGAACATTTTGATACATCAACTATTCGTTCGCCTTTTTCATCAACTTTTACAAATAATCCTGATGATAATCTTCGCACCAACATAAAAGATGAAACTAAAGAAGCATTATGAAAAATCTCAGTATGTCCAGTTCTTCTATGTATTACATAATAGGTCGTATCAGCCATCGTAGTTCTCCACTCTTCTTTATAATATGAGTCTATTATAAACGGTTTTCTAGATTTGTAAATGGTTATTTTTGATAACTGGTTATCACATTATGCTTTCTAATAAGCACATTTCAAGAGCATCATATGACATAGTACAACCATCAAGCTTGATGATACGATGTCCACGATGGTCCGATTTTATAACAAGAATGGTATCCTCTTCATCACTTTGCAAAAGATAACAGATAAGTTCATTCAGATTATCAGTGACATAAAGCGAATTGATTGATGTCTTGATAACTCTAAAGGTTGGTAACGTGTTGTTCATTTATTGACACTCTCTTGTGGTTCTACAGGTAAAGATTTGAAAGACCGAGCATCATCGCAAAGAGCTTCACCTGGTGCCATCCAATCCAGCTTGGAACGTAAGTGCATATCGTCTTTCATACTAATATGATTGCCTTCTTCGTCAATCATCCACATCAATTCAATTGCGACTTTATCTAACATATAGTTAGGAATGAGTGGGTTCATTGTATGAAAAACATTTATAGAAATATTCAATGTTTTCATTGCATGTATCAATTCATCAACTGCTTTGTCAATCAAATAGTCATGTTTTTCCATAAAGCCTATGAAAAAATCATCAATTTTCATTGAATTTTCAGGTTTGCGACCAAAATACAACCGAACGTTTTTTTCATCAGACATAAAAATGGACCCTGTGTAGTAGTATAAATGTTAGTTTATTATACCACAGGGTCCATCTAAATGTAAACGGTTTTCTTTTTTATGCGAACGTTTTTGTGTTCTGGTCTAACATTGCTTCTGCAGGATTGACAAAGTCTGCGCCAATCATGTGGTCAGCATCTTTGAAAATACTAGTTGAAAGGATGCTGTTAGATGTCATAGACGCACCTTTTGGTCTTTTGATTTTCACAAAGTTAGTGTGAATGTAATCAAGTGCGTTAAGACCGTTACTGAACTTAGCTTGTGACAAAAGTTCAAACAATGGATATTTGTCAGCATGAATGCTAGTTACAACTTTTTTCAATCTTGCTTTATCAATTGGATGAAGTGTATCAATTTGAACATAAGCAATTGAACCATCTTCAAAAAGTTTTACGACGGCACACTCGCGATACATACCAGAATCATCGATGTCAATCATGAAGATATGAGGAATGTTTGTAGCTTTCATCTCAATTTTGCCGGAAGAGACTGGTCCAGTTGATGCGGTATTGACTGATTTTGGTGCAGTTGCCATTTAGATTTCTCCTATTATATGGAAATAGAATAACGACTATAAACCTATCATTATTCTTTTATAAGATTATAAGTATTTTTACTAAAACAAACATAAATGTCAGTTTATGTTCTAATCTTATTTATTAGTAGGAAAAATCATCATATTTAGAATGTTAGAATACCACGTTTACCAGATGTTGATATTGTAGATTGAGTTGAAGAAGTTGGTCTGCAGCTTAACAGATTGACAAACTTTTGAGAGTTATCGCCTATTTGTTTTAGACCATGCTGACCTAAAAACTTTGTAAATGCAAATAGCGAAAACTTACCATGAGTATTAAAACCATGTTCAATTGTTTCATCAATAATTTGACGAATTTCAGATGGTTGTTTTTCCAAGTTCATTAGCAAGTTGTTTTCTTCAAATAACTCACGTACGATAAACTCTTTAGGTTCTTGTGTTACTGGGTCAATACCTTGAAAAGTTTCATTCATTAGAAGTGTCATTTCATACGGGTCTTTGAATGCTTTTTCCAATCTTGTCACTCTTACTCGTGGGAAAGCAGACCTTACATTATCACCAGTATCACCACGAATTGCTTTTTCAAACATAAAGAATTCCGGGTCATCACACTGACGAGGTTTTCCGTCATCAGGATTGATAAGTGATACTTTTGAATGTTTTAGGAGTTGTTTGAAGTCCTTATCACCTGACAAAATAACCACTTCATCACCGTTAGTAGAATACTTTTGAACCACTCCAGCAATCAAATCATCGCCTTCTAATTCAGGTGCAGAAAGGCAAACGATAGAAGTATGTTCTCGTGCTAATTTTTCAAAGTCGTTGATGACTTCATACAAGTGTTCCATACTTGGGTCTTTAACACGATTCCCCTTATATAGAACTTTAGATTTGCAATCATTGCTAGCAGTATAGCTTTTTCGCCAGTTTTTATTGCCTTCAAACACTACAGCTAATTGGTCTGGCTTTATAGTGTTATACCACTTGTTCATACCAATCAAACAAGAATGTAATGCCAATCCAGCTTTATCTTCAGCTGTTCCACCATACTTGTTGGAATGAGCTGACACTGTACGATAGAATAAGTTTGGAACGTCAATGATTAGTAATTTCATATGTTATCAGATAATCCACGTAGAAGAGATTTGACTTTATATTCTTTGAACTTTATGCTAAAACGATAATGTGCTTCATCTAAAAGGGGTTGCCAATATTGTAATCTATTTCGGAGTACAAATGTAGTTCGCAAGTACCCAATGGTCACTAAGACTGGCTGAGCATGTACAAAGAACTTTGCAATTTTCAATGTAATGTCTAGCTTTTGAATGGTTGCTTCTACAAGAGCTTCATCGGAATCCGGATTATGAATCACCGAAATCATTTCAAAAAGCTCTTTAAGAAAGTCTTTATATTGAACGTCATTCACCGTACGCAACATTCGTTATTTTCCTTTAGATGTAGAAGCTATACCAGCCGCTAATGGGGATTTTGCATTACCATCTCTAAATCTAAAACCTTTCATTGCGTCAGAAGCTTCACTTGATAAGTTAGGATGCGAGTTCGATTCAACTGAGGATTCTTCGTACAAACCATCAAGTTCATCAAATATCGATTTAGGAGCCATGAATGTACCAAACAAAAAGTTTTGAACAGTCTCTTCATCATTAGCACCAGTCAAACCTTGAGCATCTAAGTTTCGAATAAAAGCTTTATTATAAGCAACTTCAAACTTAACTTCATTAGTCTTGCTTATACCATTCAAAACCAATCGTGCCCAAGGTTTCTTACGTCTTGACATTAGTTTTTCAACTAACCAGTTTAGGAACTTTACCATATGCCTTTCTTCCTAAGCTGTTCAATGTTTGCATCAGCTTTTACTAAGATGGGTTTAATTTCATCGACAATATACTGATGAAGTATCTTACACATTTCATCTGCAAACAATAAAGCTTTATTGTTTGCATCATTGTAATCAACATCAATTTGTGGCATCGTTACGGCCAACACTTTGCCGAGATGTGTAATTTTTCCAGTAATGCTTTTGTCATCAGTGTTGATAGACATAAAAAGGCCTGGTTTATACTTTTCCAGTTCTTCACGAAGTCGAGCATTTTCTTGTTGGGTCGTATGCAGTATTTCATTCAATACTGCATAATCGTTTAAGCTTGCGGTGCTTATTGAGCTATTCATATTTTAGTTATCAATTGGAGAAATCATTGTAAGAACATATCCATTTACAACAATTTTAGCAGAAGCTTCATATATATCGATTGCAACTAATTCGTTTTCTACTGATGCAGCACGAACTAATGGAGAAAATCCATCAGTATGGAAATATGAAATGACAGTATCTTGTGGGTCATCGCTAATATCTTCGGCCAAAGTTGTTAATGGAATTGAGAATAAATCATTGCCGCCATCTGATAGTTCAATACTAACGTTCACGCCTTTTTTGATAGCAATAGTAATCTTTTTAGAACCCATTGCTTTTTCAGCATTTAAGAACAGTGCTACTTCATCGCGAGTCATCTTAATCGTTTTTAACGGAGTATCGTCAATGCTTTTTGGGCATTGCACACTATTGATATTAGCAGCACGATACTGAGAAGAAGCTTTTGAACCTTTCAATACCAAATCATTGACATCACCATTAGCTTTCTTTTTTAGTTCAATTGAAAGTTGAGGGTCAGTTTTGAACAAATCTAAACGTTGTTTCAATACCTTGAGTTTTTTAAGTGCTAACTTAGTTCCTGATTCAAGAACAGGGATATTATCTTCAGTGATAACAACACAAGTTCTATCGGAATTGATTCCTGATAAACGAGGAGTATCCCCAGATGCATCAAGTAAAAGCATATCAATGCCAACTAAAGAGCAGACATTGATAACGTTATTTAAGTTAGTAATATCAGTTGCGGTCAATTTCATATGTTTATAGTCCTATGTTTATGTATTATGTGTATGTATTATAACACTATTTTTATCATATGTGTTATATATTGTTTGAAAAATATGATTATTAAAAGACCATAAGTTTATTGACACGAGCACTAAATGGTGTTGGAACTTCTTTTCCTAAAGCTGAAAAGATACCTTCAAGTTTAGCAGTAATCAATTTTTCTTCAGTCTTTTTGAAATCGATTTCAAATTCTTCTTCAAGCCAAAATGGAAACTCTTCAGCTTCAGCAGGAATGGCAATACTTGTAAAGTTATGGTCATTAGGTCTCAATTCAAAGATTTTGACTTTATCACCAGAGCTTATCTGGAACCCGTCAGCACCCTCAAACAATGTTGATAGTTTATTGAAGTTGATTGCCGCACGACAATGACCAGGGATTGTCAGCTTACCTTTACCCTTCGCATTCAACATCGGTTTTCCTGCAAGTTCAGCGTCATATGCACGAGTCATTAGTTCAAGATTGTTTGCTGCTTTAGAAATACCAAAAAGAAGTTTATCTTCGGAATCAATATCACCTTTGAACAATCTGCTTCTTTCGTTATTCACAAATTCTACAAGAGCATCATAAGAATCACCATTTAGAATCATATCAACAGTTTTCTTTAGAAACTTTTGAATGATTTTTGGAGTATCAGATTTCTTAATCTCCGAACCCATAGCTTTCATCTTATTAGTAGCAAAGCCATCTAAATCGACAACTTTCAACATATACTTTTTACGAGCTTGAAATAATCCACGTTCTGCAACTACTTCTCGACCTGCTGCAATCAAAGTATCGAATCCTGGCTGACAACAGAAAGAATCTCTCATAAACTGAGGAAAGCTATCATTGATTTCATCAGCGATAGCATCAGCTATTTCTACTGCTTCATCTTTAGTTGATGCAAAGGTTTTGAAATACGCACTATCAGTATCTCCATAGATAATAGCTTCATTATCAGTTGTATAGACATTTGATATTCTAGCCTTATCTCCACCTTCAACTTCATATGATTTAGTTAGAATGACATTGTTATTAGTCAATGCATGACCTGCAAAACAAATCATATGCGAAGTAATAGCTCGACCACAATATGTAGTTGAAGCTCCTAACCATTCTCTGAATGCCCAGCGGAAACCTTTCGCTAATAATGCTCCATAAAGTGAATTGAGTGAGATTTTCTTAGTTAGCTGAAGCAGTTCATATTGAGCTTCTTGAATCTTTGCTTCGTTTAGGTCAGAAGAATCTTTTCCTTCAAGTTCTTTGAGAATCTTAGTCCATTTCTTTTTCTCTGCTTGCATCTTTTTACGTTCAGAATACCAAGATTCCAAAAGCATAGGCACAATACCCTTACCTGAAGATTGGTCGAATACCGTTCCATAAGCAGAGATAGCCCATTTTTGTTCAAGCAGAACTTCTTTCCATTCTTTACCAGTTAGAGTTAGAGATTCTTCACCATTTACAAAATGTAAAGTATGCGGATGATTATCTTCATCACGAATACCTTTCCAATCCGCTTCTTTAGCAGTTGATTTGATAAAAGAAATAGTATCAATACCTGCTCGTTCTGCTTTTTCTACAGCTTCAGCAAATTCAGGATTCTCAATAAACAATCTTTCAATCGTTTCGTCAGTATCAAATTGACCTATAACCTTTTCAGGTGACATATTAAGACTACGAATAGTTGAAGGATATAGCGAGTTGATATCAACTGAACCAACCCATTCATGTAATCCTATTCGAGGTGTCATAACGATAGCACCTTCGACTTTACCTGTTACTACATAGGAATCTTTATCTTTTACCCTAACCCCAATGTTGTTAATCGCAAAGTTGGAGATACCCATATCAACATACTTAGTTGTACCAAGTATAGCTTCAAATGGAACAGTATTCTCATGTGCCATTTGATTGACAAGTTCAACGAATCTAAACTTTTCATTGAGCAACTTAATAAGAACAACGTCGATAATGTTGTAATGGATGAACTTAACAAAGTCTAATCGATATAGCTTTTCTAAACCTTCATGCTTTAGTTTAGAAGCACCTACTTCTTCAGATGCAATTGCTTCCAAAGTATAACTTTCTCGTCCTTCAAATGTAAACTTCTTGAACATGTCCATATAGTCAAGGTGAGTCCTACCTTGTAACTGGACAGTTAGTTCTTCTTTGCCATATCGTTCAACCAATTTTTCACGAGGTCTTCCCGCACCAGGAAAACATAATCGTAAAGTAGCCTTATCACCTAATAGCTGTTCGATTCGTTTGTAGATATATGGCAAGTCATAAAACTCAGAATGCCATCCTGAAATAAAATCAATATCTTCCAATTCATCGAGAAAGATGCTCAACAATTCTACTTCAGATTCAACGAGAATTAAGTCGCAATCAATTGGGTCGTAATCATAATCTTCGACTTTGATTGGAAACTTGTTTAAACCATTAGTCCAAGTAGTTTCAAGATTTGGAATAAATGATGGTGGAACCGCAATACATACAAACTTATTAAGCCATTGTTTGTAAATGGTTATTGCATTGATTGGAGCAAATGGGTCAGAAGGTTTCGAGAACCCTCTTCCCTTCATTACTTCTGATTCAATGTCAAAAAACGCAAAGTGAATTTTAGGAACAGGACGGCCATAATACTCATCCATCATAATACGTTGAACAGGATTGATATCACTTTCAAACTTTAGTTTGAAGATGTTCTTAGCTGCTTCGTATTCTTCTTTGGTGTCAAAAACTATCTTTTTTAGAGGAGTACCATACATTGAATTGTATGGTCCATCTTCGTCTTCAACAAAGAAATAGCGAGGAGGAGTATATGTCTGGGAGGTCCTAGGACCTCCCAGTGAGGTCCGTTCCCAAGCAATAATCTTATCACTTCGGTAGTCGTTACAGACTCCAATATAAGATGAATTATTTTCTTGAGGATTAGACATTAATGTCCTTATTGAGAATCAGATTCAGGGAATAAGATTTCGATTGCACTTTCAAGTGCTGAAATTTCAGCTCTGGTTTCGATGTAAGAGTTGTTGAAAGACACTTTGACCAATTGATTGAATAGCTTTGATTCAAGTCCAAGTTTTTCAGTTGCTTCTTCACGTAAGCCTTTGATTGCTTCCATTTCGTCCGCAATACGAAGCTTACAACGAACTGCTTCATCCAAGAACGTCATTAACTTAGACTTGTCACTTGGGTTAGCCAAGATAGATTCAATTGATACGATTTGTTTTTTCTCTTTAGCTGCCATATGCTTTATGCCTTTTATGTGATGTTGAACAAAAAATTATTATACCACACTTTTATGTAGAAGTGATGCTAACAAGATGTAGAAGTGTCTCGTTTGCCAGTAAAGATTGAACCCCGTACAACCGGGTCAAGATTGCTGTTGTTGATTGGGCCTTGTTGATTGACTACAAGGTAAAGTCTTACGAGCTCGCCTTCAAGCCATTCGTTAGCAGGTGTAATATGAGGTAATTCACCAGAGTTAGTTTTAGGATTTGATTCCCACGCAAGTAAATGTTTCAATGAATGATTCAACTCGTTAAGGTCTGCAGCCAATTCGTTAAAAAACTTATTGCAAGAAGTAACACATTCTTTATAATCATTGAATCCATTACTTTCTATAGTTGCATTAACACCATTGAATAGTTTGATAAACTCATGATGTTCAAATGAAGGTTTCTTCAATTCTAAACTAACTACAAATGAAAAGAATCTATTATCTATATCTTGTATCATTTTAATGCACCGTTCTATTAGTATCGAAATCAATCAATTCAGCTGCTTCAGGTGTAGTTACTATATTAAGCCGTAATTGTAGTGCATGCATTTCTTCATCAGCTAATACGTAAGTTAATTGAATATAGTCATTGATAGTTAAATCTCTTTCTGTTCGAGGTAATCCATCTAATGCAATTTGAAATAGGTTATCATCTTCTTCACCTAATTCTTGGAGTTCTAGTTCTTTGATTAGTTCTTCTTCCTCTTCATCGGTATCTTCGCCATATGCAACTGCTGCAGGATAGAAATCAGGATTAAACTCAATAGATAAAAATTCCTGTTCTTCAGTTAGAAGCAATTCATTTATAGCTTCTTCTGCTGCTTCTATAGCAAACATATCATATTGATACTCATTTGAGATAACGGTAACCTTAAACAAGTCATCGCATGAAATTCCAGGCAATAACCGTTCAAGAAACGGTTGAAACGCTTCTATAGTATAAAAGAACATTTATATTGGGCCGATGATTTTTGGATTGTTAGGAATTAACGAAGTATCATCCGTGATGACATCTGCTGATGATAACCATTCTAAGTTATCATCAGCGACATGTATTAAAGGGGCAAAGCTAACGTAAGAAATAGAATTTTTAGAAACTTCTAAAGTAATAGAGCCATTATTTGAATAAAGTCGTAAATGATAATCTACATCTGAAAGATTATTAAAATCAACAAAAGCTGAATAAATTCTATCAATAACAGAAAATGGAGGATACGCTAATAAAAATCTAAAGTTATTCAAATCAGTGTAAATAACATTGCTTGAAAAATGATTTCCATTTGGATACAAATTCAAAATTTGATTAGCAGGTAAAGATAAAGTATCTAAACATGTATAAACATCATAAGTATCATTTCCATATTCAATAGTAGAAACATTTGTCCATGAAGTTTGATTTTCTAAATTAGAAACTAATAAAGTATTACGAGTAAAAGTTATTGGATTAGATAAAACAATATTTTGATTTTGATAAACTATTACTTTTACTACTGAACTAATTGAATAAGAAGTATTGAAAACTACTTGATAACCATTTTGACCATTATAGTTTAATCTATAATCATTGATTAGCGTTCCTTCAATTAATTCAACTCCATTCAAAAAAACTTTTACAATATCTGAAGATGTAAATCGCAAAACCTTTTTACTTGATGTAGAGTCAGGGCCAGAAACAGAATTGAAAGTAGAAGAAATAAAGTATGTAAATTCATCAAAAGTATTTACTTCAGATTGTTGAGTAGCAAACGAAATTGATAAAGAAGACGGATTGTTGTTTATTGACGGATTTTGACGTTTGACTGCTAAAGATAAAGCCAAAGAACTAGAAGATGCTAAAGTAACATAAAGATTTTGTTCAGAACTATTTATAGTTGAAGATGTTTGATTTCTACTAATTTCAAAACGAGAAATCCAATCAGGAACGCCGTCGACAGGGGCAGAAGCCAAAACATTACGCAAACTTTTAGTAGCTATAGGTAATAACTTCCCACTACAGTTCAAAGTAATTGAACATAGGTTTATGAAGCTGTGTAAAGACGAAGCCTCAACATCTTTTGTTCTATTACATGTATTGCATTTATAAGTAACGAATTTTTTATTTGCAGCCATTATTATTCTGATGGATGTATTACATAAAGGTCTTCAGGTCTTACCCATTTGAACCATAAACCTGCATCAAGAGCAGGAGTTATTTCAACTATAGTCTGCTCTTTAGCTCGCAGATTTTTGCCAATAGTTTTAACTGCCGTTCGACCAGTTTGACGGACTTCTAAACCGTCATAGACATAACATAAATCTTTATCAATTACCATCAGTTAAAGCCATCTCAACTAAGTCTCGCATAAACTTTACAGCAGCAATTGTCATGAACACATCAGCCAATGCATTATGTGTATCACGGTCGCCAACTCCTGTTATTTCGAACAAGTGGTCTGATTTATATGTCACAAAATTGACAAAGCTAACACCTGCAGTATCAATCTTCACATTATGAACATGAAACATCATGTTATGTGGAACTAACATCTGACGCATAAACAATAAGTCATAATCGACATTGTGACCCATGACCATGATTTCCGGATTAGGTCCAAAATACTTCAACAAAAATTCGACAATTTGCACAACCGCATCTTCGTTAGACAGCCCGTGTTCTTCCAGATATGCTTGTGAAAGTCCGTGTATTGCTTCAGCTTCAGCAGACCATTTGTATCGGCTTGCATCAAACTTCATCTCAAGATAGAGAGAATCCACAACATCTAACGTTCGAGTGTTGAACACTGCCATACCCAAACTTAGTGCTTGATGGTCAATAGAACTATCACCGCCCCACGTTGAACCTGAAGTCTCAAAGTCAAGGCAAAGACCTAACTTAGGGGCACGAGATGTATAAAGTTGCAAAGTCATATAAAGTTAAACCTAATAAAAGTAGTATAGGTTCAATTATATCAGGTGTTGCTACGAATGTAAATGGTTCAAAAAGTCAGTAACAAGTTCAACACGTTCTGTTCTTCCTTCGCAGAAGACATCCAACTTAGCATAAAAGTTCTTAGTTGCTGGACGACGTATAGCATCACCATATAAAGTAGAATATGAAATCAGCAAGTTTTCAAATTGAGCTCTACTTTGTTCATCAGCACGATTCGGGTCAAGTTCAAATGGAATGTTTGGATGAGCATGTACGATGACTAACCCGTTGTAGATACGTTGAGCTTCAATACATCTTGCTTTGAAATCTGCAAACCAGGTACGTTGTGCTTCAGAAGTTCTATTTAGACGAGATACCCAAATCTCAGTATAAGCTGCAATATCGAAGAATGACCTTTCAGTCAAAACGAGTTTGGAATCTTCTGCTTTAGCTAAAGCACTATCATGACTCCATTTGTATTCAAAAACTTTTTCTTGATAATCTTTCATTTTGTAGAAAGATGTCAATACTTCTTGAAGATTTTCTACACCGAGTTCTTCTTGAACAGCACGAGATACTTTGAATGTATCTACTGTAAATTGAGAATTTGCTGATAATCCCTCAAGAATTGCGGATTTTCCAGAACCGTGAGTTCCGCTAACTGCGACTAAAATTGACATATGAAAAGATACTCCAGAAATAAGTGTTGCGAATTACATGAGAAGTGCTAAGTATAACAAGCTCTCATCAATTGCGGTAACCCATTTAGAAGTTCCTGCAGTATTTCCTATCTGCACCATCAACATGCTTGTAGTAGTATTATACCACATTTGACCTTTTGCGATAAAAGTTGGAGCAGTTGGACCAACCTGACATGCGCAAGACTGTGAAAGTATCCAAGCTGTCCCATCCCAGACTTTCAGTTGTTTTAGCGTCTTACTGTACCATTGTTGTCCGTAAACAGGATGAAGAGGCGCAGTATCAGAAGCAAAGTTTTCAAGTATTTTCAAAAAATTTGTTTGATGTATTTGCCCATGATTTGGAACTCCACGACCAACAAAGGTCAATGAAGTTGAAGTATCATCTGTAGTAAGCGGCGCAAGAGGTATATCTGCGACCGAAGTATCAGCATGTTTTATTTGATAAGTCATGTTAATTTAGCTCCATCTATAGAAAGCGAGTATTTGAATATAATAATATTTATTAATGTTGAGCCTTCGTTACAAGGCTTATCCATTTATTCAATGCCATTTCAGGATTATGATAAAGTTCCAAATCTTCATTTGCCTCAACGATTGCAAGTTGACGTAATAGCCATTCTGCTAACTTGACTTGTTCATCATCTTTCAGACCTTTGATATCATCAAGTAATTCCTTAGGAGTTGGATTCTCATAGACATAACGAGGTTTCATTGCACTATGAGATTGTTGGAACTGAAGAATATCATTCTGCGGATTGACTGGTGAAAACTTGAACAATTGAACAAGTTGTGCAATCAGAACAGTTTGTGCAGTGTTAGTGATTTTGCCTGCGTTTCTTACTTCGTCAAGAAGCATAGTCATATGTATAGGAGTGCTTGACTCACTGATAACATGTGGTTTGATGTCGATAAGTTTCATGATAGATGTTCTCTCTCTCTTTATATAAATGTTTGATTTACTATTTACACCTAAGCCATAATCTATGCAAGCTAAAAAACTGACAGACTATATAATTGATTTCGCTCGTGTCTAAGCAGTTGATTTTATTACTCGAAAAACTGACAGACTAAGGGTATATATTATATTCAGTTGTCTCTCTCCTCTCCTCTTCAATTTCGTTATTACTAGAAGTTGACGTTTTTCTAAGTAGTTGATTTTATTACTAAAAATATTTATCATTATCTTCGTAACTTATTGATTTTATTACTAGTTTTCAAACACATCATTTTCCATGACTAATCACTCGGCAATTTTTTAAGAAAAACGAGGTTTTTCCTCAAAGCACCATAAAAGGTATTGCTTCATCACTTTCATCTAATGGAGTGTCAGGTCCAAAGCTATTTACCGCTGGGTTATAATCTTCGGCATTATATTCATATAACAACTTTCTAGCTTTGTCATCAAACTCACTTACATGCTTTAGCAATCTAATAATAAGTAATAATGCAGACACACTGTCATCAGTAGCTCCAATCTTAGCGGCATAAGAACCACCTGAAGCAATAAAGTTCTTAAGTTCAAAGATATTGATTTCAGACCTTATCTCCAATCCGTTCTTTATCTTTTCAACCATAGACTTTAGTTGAAGACAAGCGAGGATTTTGTTACGATTTGTTGTTTGCATTCCTAACTTGCCAGGCACATCATTGATAAGTTCGGCATACTCAGGTGGATGTTCATCGGTATTATAAAGAGCACCAATAGCTTCACCAACTCCATTTCGTTCAAATGTCCAGAATACTTCAGGTCGTTTGTTATTCATAGTATGACTTGACATTTTGTTTAGTAACCACTTTATTCTATCATATAAGTCAGGTATGTTTAGACTATTAGTTCGAAGCTCAGCAACTTGAATAAGTGATGGAAACTCAAACACTTCAACAACACTGTAATCTCGACCCGAACCCGTTGCAATATCAACACCTACAAGATAAGCAGCATCAGCACGAATGTTTTCCCAGAAAGAAAAGCCCTTGTCAATAAAGATTGGTTGTTGATGTCTAAGTTCGATAAGACGTTGTGATTGGATAAGAAGAGCATCAGAAGAAAGGAATTCGCAATCAAGTTCTACTCGTACAACAAGTTCCCCTAGTTTTGCAAGCATTTCTTCTCGATAACCAGATTCAGGACCACGTTCAGGATGTTGAGTATAATGAGCAAAAGTATGACTAAAGCTGTTTAGACCTGCAAGACATTCTCTCCACAATCTAGCAAACAAGTCAGTATCACCATTAGGAGTAGTTGTCATAATCAACTTACCACCAGTTGAAAGAGCCGGAGCAATTGAAGCCCAAATCTTTTCTTGGATACGAGTTGAAATAAAGCTAATCTCGTCAAGCATTAGAATTGATGGTGAATTACCACGACCAGTTTTTTCTGTAGTTGCTTGTGATTTGATGATTGAACCATTGTCAAATTCGATTGATGTACGATTGTAGAACTTGACTCCAGGCTTCAACCAATTTGGAAGCTCTTCATATGCAAATTTGATTTTGGCCATGATGTCTGTAGCATGGTCCATGTTCTTAGATGCTATCACACATGCTTGGTCATCAGTAAAAGCAGAAAGCCAAAAGATGTAGATTGCCGCAGTAGTTGTCTTACCAAGCTGGCGAGACATTAGTGCTAACGTATCTTTGTTATTGTGAATTGCTAGAATGAATTCTTCTTGATAGTCAAACAGCTCAAATAGAACCGTACCTTTAATAGCATGCTGAATTTTGACATAGTTTTTGATGAAGTATATCGGGTCATTCATACACTTCTCAAGTTCTTGGATTTGCCAAGCTTCGTATTCAGTTTCTGTATTCGCTCGCTTTAGATAAGGATTTGCCATATAATATAGATATTAGAATAGTAATTAATATCTATATTTATATTCTTATAATTCAGCATATTCATCTAAATCCTTTTCAATTAGTTCTCGTTGACATGCAATAAAGTCTCTATTACCATTTAAATGTTTATTTAGAATACTAAGAGCTTCTTTACATGATTCACTTTCGTCATTTACATCCCCCGTAAATGCATATACATCTGTTAAAGTTGGAATCTTTAAAAATGATAAAATAGGTCCAACATAATTAGGATTTATTCTTATTGTTTCTGCATCCAAAATATGTTTATGAATATTTGAAAAAGAAGCATTTACAAATGCCTCTAGTTGTATTTCTCCATTAGGACAATATTTTGGAAAATTCTCAAAAGATGTAATTTTACGATACTTAAAAAGATGATATGTTATAAAAACATCCCTATAATCTGATTTACATACTAATTTTTCAGGAAAGTTTTTGAATGATTTTAATTTTTCTAAACGCTCCAAAATCATATATTTTGCATTTCGGATTTTGAATGGGAATTCACCATTAGCATCTAACATTTCATCATAAATTATAAGAGTTCCTAACTGACAATCAACTATCCCAGATGCAGATATTTTGAAACCGTGCAAAGAGTTTTTCTTTGGGTCATTCGGTATAAGTTCTTGACTTGCCCAATCATTTAATAGGTCTCGAATACGTTGAACGTATTCGCTATTTGAAGCCGTGTCTTCTTGTAAGTATTGTTTAAAGCTCTGCATATTCATCTAAATCCTTTTCAATTAGTTCTCGTTGACAAGCTACAACATTTCTATCACCATCTAAATGTGTTCTGACAATTCGAATGGCCTCATTTAATTTATCGTATTTTGCTAATCTAATACTATTAGAAGAAAACCAAACTTGAGTTGGATGAGGTATTTGTAATAATCCTAATAACCCTCCATTAAAATACTCCATTTGATAAATGTGAATCGCATCACATTTTACTAGCTTTTTGATATTTGTAAAAACTGTATCAACTTGAACATTGATAGACAATAAATGACAAACTACTTGAAATGGAAGTAATCTATTCAATCCTATATTACAATTAGCCGAAAACTTATGATGATTAATGACATGCGCAAAGTTCATTTTATACTCAGAGCAAACTGCTTCCATAATCTTACCATGCAAATCAAACTGAGCTTTTTCAGATTTCAACCAATTACTATCAGGGTCTATAATAACTACAACAAAACCTTCAGTGCTTACATCTTGAAGTGAAAACTTAAAGCCTTTCAACACTGGTGAGACTATACCACGAACTTTTGCTGAAGTTATGTCTGTTATAGGATTTCCTGGAAAGTAATAACAACATTCAAGATAAACTGAATTCTGAGTTTCACCTTCTTGCAAGTATTGTTTAAAATTCTGCATATTCGTCTAAATCACGTTCAATTAGTTCTCGTTGACAAGCTACAACATTTTGACGTTCAGGATTCAAATGCTTATTGATAACATACATCCAATGCAATTCATGATAATCTGATGTTGATAAGTTGATTGCTTTACCTTTCTTAGCTAACCTAATAATGCCTAATGCCTTTCCGGTAACGTTTTCACAATTACGAATATATAAGTTTCTAAAAGAAGATATAATTTTATCAATTCCGGATAATGAAGATTTATTTTCTACATTTACATAAACAGTATCATATGAAATTGGAATTGAAAGTTTAGGAACCTCATGTGAAAAGAATAGATTAACATGGTGGTCTTCATGATTTTCTCGATAGTTAGAAGAATCACCTGCAAATTCATTCAATACGTCTAAAACATTTTCACGATAATTATCAAAAGCATCAACATTTTTATCTTCAATCAATAATTTAATAGAAAATGAAATAGTACTAACTAATATAATACTATCAGTTCCAGTCTTTTCATTGATAAGTTTTTTGAACTGTTGCAAATTTGCTTTCATCTTCTTACATAAGTCAGTCAATCCGCTAAATTCTAATGTAAGCTCTATCATATGATTTTGTTTTAACTTTGGAATAGCTTCGTGTTCAAATAGTTCTTTTACTTTCATTAAAACTCCGCGTACTCGTCTAGGTCGTTTTCAATTAGATCACGTTGGCACGCAATCCTGTTGCGCCCTGCAAATATATGTTTAGTTAGAATTTTACCTAAGATAAGATCAACTTCTTGTGGTGGTTTTGTTTGTCGAACACCTTGTTCTAATCCTTTAATTTTCAAAATAGAAAGAACACCACTTTTAATAGTTGGGTCAAATTGTAACATGATGCCTATTCTTTTTACTAACTTATCTAAATTGTCAAAAGAAGTAATTTTTGCATTACGATAAATTTGTAGATTACCATCAATATCAGAAGCAATATGTTCTAATGATGATAAGTTTTTATTATCCCATATAGCTAAATTTGTTAATTTAGATGGACAACCTTCTAAAGATATTAGATTTTCATTGTCACTTATCATCAAATGTTCAATTGTTGGCGGACAACCTTTTAGGGAACGAATTGAAGATTTAAGAACATTGAGATAAATTGTATCTTTTGGGAATTCAATTTGAGTTAAGTCAGGGCCCATTTCTCCAGATAATATAATTGTTTTATTTTCTTCTTTCTTAGCTAATTTTTTTTCAGCTATGTCTTTCAGCTTTTTTAAACAGTTGATATAACGAACATATAGATTAGGAACGGGAATAGGCGAATTCATCTTAGTGGCTCTATCAGCATGTGCTGCCTGAGCTCTTATCTGTCCATTAGAATAAATCGAATAATCCATAGTTCCATTTTTCAACTTGAATGTTAAAGTTCCGTTTTTTAGTTTTATAGCAGAACTGATATCAAATGTTTTTGAAAGTATTTCTTTATATTCGTTTGATTGTTTGACTTTATTTAGAGTATCAGCTAAATCAACCGGGTCAATAGGCGGCAAATCTTTAACAGCAGGTATCGAAACACCGGCTTCTTTTAGTAATGGAAATAGTTCATTTAGTTTCATTAAAACTCCGCGTAATCGTCTAGATTATTTTCAATTAGTTCTCGTTGGCAGGCAATAGCATTTTTTTCGTCTGTTTGTAAATGGTTATAGACTATTCCAATTGCTTGGCGAAGTTCATTAGAGTATTTAGCTCTTTCAGTTGCTGGATATGAAATAGTTCTCAATCCTGGTATCTTTAGCAAGCCTAATATAGAATTAGTCAAAGTATGCGGAACGACAATTTCACCATCACCTTGTCTATTAGGTCTTATTTCTTTGATGACTTTGTGAATGCCACTCAAAGAAGTAATACCAGTTCCACGAAGTATATATGAAGAAGCTCTTTCAGGAAAATAATCAAGTGATGTGATTTCTGGATTGTTGCTAATGCTAAAACGACCACCCACGATTTTAGGACATCCTTTCAAAGAACCTAAACTACAATTTGCTATAAAGAAGTTCCTTTCTATTTGTCCAAACTGACATGGCAAATAACGAAGATGAGTTGAACCATTAATACGTGGCAAACATTCTTCATCACCAGATAATAACACAGCCGTAGCATTTACAATACCATAATCATACTTTGCATTTTCAAAGTTGCCAGGGTCTAAATCTTCAATGTTATACTTCTTTAGAACTCGATGACCATTTCTAGTAATCCAGTCGATAATATCTTCTTCCGGCCAAAAGTCGAAATCGTTGTTAGCCTGTTCTTTTAATAAGTATTGTCTAAAACTCTGCATAATCATCCAAGTCGTTTTCAATTAGTTCACGTTGACATTTGATAGCACTTCGTTCACTAGAGAATAAATGCTTAGAAACAATTTGAGCAACTAAACCAAATTCTCCATCTTCTGTTTTTCTACCATTTATAGTAAATGCAATTGAAGTACAATCTTTTACTTTGAAAAATGCTAAGACCCCAGTTTTGACTGGCGGTAAAGTAAATCCTTGACACCTCGGAATATGCTTATGAACGTCAGAGAATGAAGTGATTGGATTACCATACGCTTGAATAAACTGAGCATGCTTTGGAAATCCTTCAAAAGATGTTAGCTTATTATTAGCAGCATTAAACAATCTACATTGTTCAGGACCACCAACTAAAGGCGAAGTCAGTTCATTGTTGTTACAATAGAAATCCCCACCTACTGAGAAATCCCCCGCCGCATTAAGTTCAGGTGCTCCTTCTAAGGTTGTAAGATTATTGTAAGAACAATTGAAGTTTGAAATCTTATTTGGATAAATTCTGCCTTTTAGCGTAGTAAGACTAAGATTACGCACATCATCTTTAGCATTCTTTAGACGTTTTGCAAACCAATTCACAAAATGGGTATGTATTGTATCTAAACAGTTCAGATACATTTGTAATGAACCGTCTGGACCCGCACCATAACCCGCTTTACCCCAAATAGAGGCGTAAGAATTTTTGACTTTGATATCACCTGCATAATTGACAAAGTATTCTCGTGGTTCTTTTAGATAGGTATCTTTAGTCACTATTTGCAAAGAACCATTCTTTCTTTGTATTTTCGTGGAGTTCAAGTCAAAGTACTTCGAGAAGTCCTTAAACTCTGGAGTTTGTTCTAATTGGTCAATGACCGCTGAATAGTCTGCACCTTTAGATGCTTCATTTAACAATTCTGATATTTTCATAGTTCTGCGTACTCGTCTAAATCCTTTTCAATTAGTTTTCGTTGACATGCAATGACATCACCCGAGTTTAAATATTTTAAAACAATGTTAGCCCATTCAGGATTTGGAGTATTGATTTTTATTACTCCATGTTTTGCTAACTTTATCAAACCCAAAACACCACCTGTAATATTCTCAGAATTATTGATTTCTAAATAACTAAAATCTTTTATTATTTTATGAATACCAGATAATGAAGTTTTATTAAGGTTCTGAATAAAGATATTCGGAAACTCAATTGGTATTGGTAATGAAGGAACCTGTTTGTCAAATGTTAAATGAACTATATGCGACCCTGAATCTTCACGAATTTCAGTGATATCAAAAAACGCTTTAAGAACAGCATTGACATCATCTATGTAATTCGCAAAATCATTCACCTGATGTTCTGGAACTTCAAGGCTAATATCAAATGTACCTTTACCAACTTGAATAATTGAACTCAATCCGGTTTTTTTGTCAATAGCATCAGTTATCTTTTTAGGATTTTCATTGAGTTTTGTTAAAGTAGTAGTTAGAGCATTATACGACAGCCATAAGTCTATAAAATAATCTTTTCTAACTGAGGTTTCAAATAGTTCTTTTATTTTCATTAAAATTCCGCGTATTCGTCTAAGTCTTGTTCAATCATTTCACGTTGACATGCAACTATATCTTGATTTTCTGATTTTCTATAACTAGTAATAATTTTAACCCATTCAACAGTTTTAAACTTATTACCCCAATCTGCATTATTTAGAATGAGTTTGCCTTTGATTTTCAATAACCCTACAACACTATCGCTAATCATATTAGCATATTCAATTCTAAATAATTCATCTGCTTTAATAAGTTTATCAACACCTGCTAATGAAAGAGCTGTATTACTATTTGAGTTCAAATAGATAACCGGCCATTCAATTGGGCTATTTGGCATATTGTCAATAAAGACAATAGGAAATGATGAACCTTCGTTATAAGGGCTTTTATCGATTTTGTTAAAGCTTTCGACTACTTCGCGAACTCTTTCTAATTGATGTTCAATATTAGTTTTGTTGAATGGAAGTTTTCCGTTCAAAGTTATTCGTACTTGGTTACTTGATGATGGTTTATCGACAAGTTTAACTTTTACGCCAGTAAGATTAGCTTTAATCAAAGCATCTCGAATAGCAATTACTTTTGGTGCAAAATGTGTTTCAAACGATAACTTTATTTCAAAAGTATCGGTTCTATTACTTGTTGCTTCATTTAATAATTCTGATATTTTCATAATTCTGCGTACTCGTCCAGGTCGTTTTCAATTAGTTTTCGTTGACATGCAATCCAATCATTGGCTGTTTGATAACTATTTATGATAGATATAGCTTTTAATAAAGTATTATAACCTTCTTTCCATCTATCAGTTGAAGCAGTAGAAAGTAAAGGAATATTTTTCATCTTCAATACACCTAATAAGTTTGATTGAACTGATACAGGAACATAAATCTTACTGCAACTCTGAATATGTTTATGAATATCTTTGAATGAAGTGATAGGATTATCAATCAAATCTAAAGAACCACTTATATTATAAGGAGCACCTTCAAGTGAAGTAATATTATTTTTATAACAATTTACAGCACCATGAACCGAGTTTGGAAAGTTTTTGAATGAAACTATTTGTCTATCTTCAATATCAAAATCACCTAATACTACGTCAAGTTTATATTTTAGTTCATATCCATTTTCAACTTTATCAGCGAAAGCTCCAAATGCCGTATCAGATTGCGATAAGTCTAATTTAGAATTAGCATATAATATGCCCATTTTATTTAGATTGATAGTACCTTGAGTAAGCATTCTCAATTGCTCTGCTACTTTATATGGTATTTGTTCTTCTTCCTGTTCAAACAATTCTTTTATTTTCATTAAAACTCCGCATACTCGTCTAAGTCATTTTCAATTAGTTTTCGTTGGCACGCAATGGTGTTGCCATTAGGTAAGAATTCATTGAGAATATCAATTGCTCTTTCGAAATCGTCAATACTTTCACTTGATATCCAAACAGTTTTAAGGTTTTTGATTTTCAAAAATCCTAATATCGGACTTGGCTTATTCCCAGAAATATAAATCTTATCAGCTTCTAAGATATGGTTATGAACATTAGCGAATGATAAATTTTGAGCTTCCCATAAATTCAATACTCCTTTGGAATACTTTGGAATACTTTCTAAAGAAGTAAGCTTAGGGAAATTTACTCCCTCTAATTTTAGAGCATCAATCTTTGAGCTTTTAGGAGTTTCAATATACTCTGGAAAGTTTTTGAATGAAGAAAGTGCAGACGTATAAACGTGAATACATTTAGCTCGGGTAATCTTGAATGGAAGAGTTCCTTCTGGCGTTAGCATTCTTTCCGTAATTTGAAATTTTGGCATATTGCATGAAACTGTTCCATCTTTAGCGACTACAAATTTGTCATAGTAATCATGCGGAAAAGTTTGCCAACTTCGCCATTCATCAATAATAGCAAGTACTTCATCCTTAGACATTTGTTGATTACTAGATGTTTGTTCAAATAGTTCTTGTATTTTCATTAAAACTCCGCGTACTCGTCTAAATCTTTTTCAATCAATTCGCGTTGACATGCAATGGCATCTCGTTTAGAACTTGCTAAATGTTTATTTAGTATCTGTTGCCACTTATCACCATGGTCTGTAACTGAACTCAATCCATTTATCTTTAGAAATCCAAGAATAGGACCTTTATACGGATATGGAAATTTAACACCTTCAACATAATCGATATGTTTATGAACATTTGCAAAAGATAGTTTCGGAAAATGAGAAAAATCTGCGGAACCATTAATATGTCGAGGCACACCTTCTAATGAATGAATATTAGGCCCTTTCATTGTGCTATTAACTCCGAATATGTTCAGCATTGTGCCATTACTATTATTAAGAACTTTATCTGGAAAGTTTTTAAACGTTGTCATTGCATTAACACCATAAACATCAAGTGAAATACATGATATAAACTTGAATGGAAGCTCTCCGTTCTCAAACATCCATTCATAAAGTTTTAGATTTTCGCTCAAATGCTCTACACCATAACCTCCACCTTTATATGGAACTATTTTATATTTTCCGAATGGTGGATACCATGAAGAATATGTTGCAGCTTTTTCAGAAGCAATTTTGGTTCGCCATTTATGTATCTTAGCCATGATAGCAAATTCTTCCGGATGCTTCTTTACTGCTTCATTTAACAACTCTCCAATTTTCATAGTTCTGCGTACTCGTCTAAATCCTTTTCAATTAGTTCTCGTTGGCACTCAATGATGTTTCTTTTACCTTTTAAATGTTCAGTAACAATAGCACAAGCTTTTTCTTTATTAGTTGTAGCATTTTGTAATGTTGGACCATTAATTTTTTGCAAGTTTGGTATTTTCAGAAAACTTAGTAATGGGCCAACATAATCACGGTCAATAGCAACAACAGAACAACTTTTGATATACTTATCAACATTAGAAAAATTCACTTTTTCTAGCATGCTCATATCAATACCACCCTGAACTTCTGGAGTAATTCCTTCTAACGAAGTGATATGATCATATCGTTCATCATTTGAATAAACCCCTCCAAAGTTAAGTGACCAATCAAATCTTCCAAATCCTACTTTATTTCTATAATCTCTAAGTATTTCATTAGGAAAGTTTTTGAATGACTTAATTTTTGGAGTTCCAACTGATAACTTATAACAACTATGGATTTTGATTGGTAATTCTCCATTTTCATCTAACATGTAGTTTCGAATTACTAATGCTCGTCCTTTATGAATAAGATGATTATCTGGGGTTAGCTCGAAGTGACCAAAAGCAGATTCTGAAAATTGCGGATTAGCTTTTATTTCTTCTCGCCATTGTTTAATAATGGCTCTAACTCGTTTTGTTTCTTCTGAAACTTTAGGTGCTTCTTGAAGTAGTTCTCGTATTTTCATAGTTCTGCGTACTCGTCTAAATCCTTTTCAATTAGTTTTCGTTGACATGCAACGAGATCACGATTTTTTGATGATAAATATGTTTGAATAATGTTCCAAGCACTAGCTAATTCCGGGTACATTTTTCCGTTTATACTAAGTCTTACTGTAGTTGACGGGTTAAGTTTCAATAAACTTAATAAGCCCCCACCTTTGAAATTATGAAAGTCATTTAATTGTAATTGGAAACAATCTAATACTTTATGTATTCCAGTAAATTTGATATCTGGAGTTATTGTCAATTTAAAGAACTCACATTCAACCGGAAAAGTTGGGATATAGTTACTATAGATATTACAAAATACTTGAAATAACTGATTATTGATAACGTCAATATAATTTTCACCAATAGCATCACAAACAGCTTCCATTACTTTATCATGAAACTTGAATTGATTTGCTTTTGATTTTAGCAAATTACTATCAGGACTTTTTATTTTGATATTGAATGAGTGTTCGCTAACATTCTCTATTGAGTATTTAAATCCTTTTAAAAGATTATATACAGCTTTTCTAATCAATGTTTTAGAAAGTTTATCATAACCGTTAACTGTAAATGGAAAATAATAAACGCATTCTAATGTGCATTCTTTGACAGTATCTTCTGATAATAGTTCTTTAATTTTCATTAAAACTCCGCGTACTCGTCTAAATCATTTTCAATTAGTTTTCGTTGGCATGCAACAGAATCTCCTTTTGGTAGATACTCATTGATAATCTCTGCTGCTTCAGCTAATTTTCCATTTTCTGAATATAAGTGTCTAATTTCTTTAAGATTGACTATCTTTAGAAATCCTAACATTGGGCCAACATATTCTTCATTTATAGAAATCACATCTGCAGCTAAGATATGTTTATGAACGTTAGCATATGATAGATTTTTTGCTCGTGATAATCTCGCGTGACCTCTACAGTATTTTGGACATCCTTCTAAAGATGTAAGATGAGGGAAGCTAGGTGCTAACATGTCAAGACACAAAAGATTGCCAGAAATTCGATGTTCAATTTGTTCAGGAAAGTTTTTGAACGAAGAAAGATTATTTGCTCTAACTGCGACATACTTAGCACGAGATAACTTGAACGGAAAGGTTCCTTCAGGAGTTAGCATTTCATTCACTATTTCTAGCTTATCAAGTTTACGTTCAGCAGAACCATCAGAAGCTACTTGGAAACCATGTATAGAATCACCATTGTTAAAACCTTCCTTTAGCCAACCCTTATCAACCCAGTATTGAATTAACTCACGGACTTCTGGATTAGTCATTTGTTGAGTACTTGATGTTTCAAATAATTCTTTTATTTTCATTAGTCTAACGAATCCTTGTTTTTGTTACGTAACATTTCTAATATCTGATTTCTATCCGCGACAACGATGTTGTTCCCAGAAATATTTGTATTATTTCCAAATGGAATAAATGGAGCAGTCTTTCTTTTGTCATTTTTAGTTCTTGCTTTAAGAGCCGTTGCATTCAACGCAGTATTGAGGTACTGTGCCGCCACTTCTGCATTCCTTGCAGCATATCGAGGTTCTACTATTTCAGTAAGTGCTGTTTGGTTTTCATAAGCATCCATAGCAGCTTCAAAAATACTCTCAATCTTATTGTTGATATCAATATCTTCTGCATCATCTTGATATGATTGGGCAACCGTTTGTTGAGGAACAGCAATCATATCATCTTCATATGAAGATGATGAACTTGTAGTCATATCATAAGTTGAACCTGGTTCAATGTTGAAGATATCTTCAAGCGGATGTTTTTTTAGATTTTCTTTTATCATTTGTTGGCGCTCTTGTTATAGATGTCTTACTTGCAGTTTTCGGTTTTCTTGGTGCTACAGGTTTCTTAGTTCCATTGGCAGCTAGCTTTTTGACTTTTGGTGCTTTCTTCTTTGCAGTTCGTGGCATCATTCGATAGATATCAACTTCAGTGATGACCTTGAATTTCATTCCATTGACCTGGCAAAACCTTTCAGCGGCAATCCACTTCGCTTCATTGACCATAAGTGCAACTCTATCATAAGCTGACTTAGCATGTTCAGCACTTGCTTCTTTCAACGGTTTTACTTCAACTATCCATCTTTCAACTTCTTGATTTGTATTTATCATCTCAAACATAAAGTCAGGATAATACCGATGGACTCGTCCATCTTTTGGAGAAATGTAAGGTATTGCAACTTCTTCACTATTCCATCTAGTAACACTTATAGAACTATCAAAGAACTTCATGACAGTTAGTTCCCATGAAGAACGAAAGAAGATTTGAGCAGCATTTCCAAAATACTTTTGAGGATTGCGCGGAATAAAACGACCTTGAGCCATAATCTTATTCTTCTCTTATTTTCCTAAACATTTCATCAGATGTTTGAGTTCCTACTGGCGGTGAAGTTTTCCCCATGTTAGACACCGAGTCACTTATCCATCGTCCAGCACTTGATGCTGAGTTAGAGATAGCTGAACTTAAACCGCCAGTTACACCAAATAAAGTATTACGAGTAGTATTGGTAATCTGACGTGAAGCTCCAAAGACAACATTTCGTGCTGCTTGTCCAAGAATTGGAATTTTGATGTTACCTACTATTCCACTTGCTACTTGATTGACTGCTCCTCCTACAACACCTGATAACACATTACCTAACCATCCTCCACCTCCACCAAATCCTCCAGGACCGGCACTATCACCGTACCAATGAGGAGAAGGAAAACCAATGTTTTGAACTGGGATTTCTGGACTAAACATATCAGACCCTGGAGCAGCATATTCTGAACGACCTGTGACTTGTGTCGGTTGTCCAATTGACAAAGCATCATAATCAAATCTTATAGTGGCATGGTTACCAACATCTCCACCTTCATTATCAGCAGAGTCATAAGAAATGTCAAGGATACGTGGATTGACAAACCAAAAAGTATTCAATTGTGTAGCATGTCCAAAGTACTGAATAAGACGAATAGAACGAAATGGATTGATAGCATCATCAGGTAAAGCACCTCGCGCAGCAGAGTCAATCTGCGTTCCGTCACGTGATTTGGAAAAAGCCATACCACTGCTTTCCATCATAGCTAATGACTTTTCTGGTGTCCATGAACGAGCCGCTGGTGAATGAGCACGAAGATAAGCAGCAAAGAACGCATGAAAAGTATCTGCGATATCGTCAATCAACGTCATTGACAAAGGTTCATGGTTGATTGTCTTCAAAACCTTTGTCTTATAGTTATACATATTGACAGCTTCATAATCAAAGTTCAATTTAGGTCTATCAATATTTTTGATAACATATTGAAATACGTCTTTTCTTCCGCCTATCAGTTCAGTAAAGTTAGGATTCATTTCGAACAATACACGAAACATAAACCTATGTTTCGGTTGATACGTAATTAAATCCTGCGCATAGTTAGCAGGTCGCCATATTCCTTTTTGGTCTGGTCTAAAATGCGGGTCTAAACCTCCAAAACTCGAAGTCCTTGCGGTAATCATGTCAGAAAATGGAGCACGAGTAAACTGGTCGACCGCTGCTCCAAATTTGTTATAAGCTGCTTGTTCGAGCTGTATCCCTGCTCCACTGACTATTTTGCTAAAATCAATTGCTGACATTTATATAAGTTCCTTGTTTTCTGGTAATACATGTACTAAATGTATTTATCTTTATTTGGAAAACTAATATTTACTAATAATATAAACAAAAAAGGGGAGAATACTTTATTGGTATTCTCCCCCCTTCTATGAGTATGAAACTTACAACAAGAAACCAGCTGTAGCATTTATACCATCAGTTCCAACTACGCCATTATTCAATTCTTGCCATGCATGGTCATATTTGATTGATAATTGGATTTGAACTTGGTCAGCTGACGAATAGTCAAGGTCTCCATAAGTTGCTTCTTTTATCCAAGCACCTTCCATTTTCCATTGTTCCGCAATAGCTTCATTACCATCAAGCATTTGAAGAACTACACCAAATTTGTAACCTGATGCAGTCGCTGCAGTATTCAAAAATTGACCTGAAGCATGGTCAGCACCAATCAAACGCTGTTGTCTTTCTAATTGAGCTTGAACAGCAGAAGATGCTAAACCTGTCAAGTCATCTTCCAAAGTTACTTGGAAATCTGACCAAGAATGCTTTCCTGCAACAAATGAGATTGAATTGTAACGATGTAATGGGACTTCATCAAATGTTAATGTTGGACGATTACATGTAACAACCTGTCTTGTTAGGTTTGTGCCGTCGTTCAACATACCTACGAATTGAACTTGAAATCTATTACGGTGTTTAGGATGAAGAATACCGTTACCAGATAATGGTATCCCTGTTTGTGATAAAGTTGCCATAAGTAAGCTCTCCTTTGAAATTGAATTATATATATAAAGAATTATATTTCTATATGAGAGTATTTATCATTAGAGCCTTCTAATTCTCGAAATATGTATGTAACCCTACATATAAATAGAGTATATGGAAATCAAATCTCAAATAGAACAATCTTTATTAGTATCTAATAAGAAAAAGTTGAACTCAAGAAAGACTGAATATCTTGAGTCTATTGACCCTGACTTATTCGAAAGTATTCTACGTGAGACACTTTTTCTTCCAAAAGAAGCTACACTTCATGAACGGATTTATTGCATATTGAATAATATTGATGATATGCCATTATGCCAGTTCTGTGGCAATAAACGGTCTTATGTATTATACAGAGGCTATAGAACAACTTGTGGAAAAGCAAGTTGTGGACTACATTTAAGATATCAAAATAAAGAGGGATAAAAACACATGAATAACTTTTCAGCAGAATATTTAGAAAAACTAAGTCAAGATTATGAATTCGTCGCAAAATCATTAGGGTTTTTTAAAGAAAACTATAACTTTTACGCCAGAGTAAACGGTCTCGACAATATCAATAATGCAATAGGAAAAATGGAAGCAGAGAAACTCGAACTTGCTGTTAAGATAGACTTTTTGACTAACTTGTTAAACTCTTAGAACTCTGCGTATTCATCCAAGTCATTTTCAATTAGTTCGCGTTGGCACGCAATGGCGTTTCGAGATTTAGCATACTTGCTTAGTATTTTGCATACTAAATCAAATTCTTTAGCTTTAGAACCATCTGGGTCTGACTTCCATTGGTCAAAACTGGTTCTTTGTTCTATTGAAACCCAATGTCCTTTGATTTTGAATATTGATAAGACAGGTTTTTTATAGGCAGCATCAAATCCAAGATAGATAGTATGAATTACTTCAACGTGATATTGAACCTCTTTGAGAGGAACATCACCAATGTCATATAGAACTAAGTCAAGACATTTTGTTTTTGCATCTCCAAATGTTTTGAGATTAGGACATTGAATGCTGAGCTTCCAATGTACTTGAGTATAAAGATAATCTAAGGTGGTTAAGTTCTTTGAGTCAATAACCATTTCATGTCTTATTGTATCAGGACAACCTTGAAGAGTAGTAAGACCATTTTCAACACCGGAAATAGTTTCAAAGTAACTCATAATTGAAAACTTGACAGGTAGTACGTATTGCTTACCATTATCTAACTTTAGACACGAAATAAAATATCCATGAGGCGCAGAAGTTGAATAAGTACCATTCTTATTCCTCTTTACACTTCCTCTAAAGTAATCACTTACATTGACATTAACATATGCTGGATTAGACGGGTCTTGCCATGGAGCAAGGTTTTTGGCAGATGCTTCTGCTAGATATGTTTTAAAACTCTGCATATTCGTCTAAATCCTTTTCGATAAGTTCACGTTGAAAACCAATGACATCCTGTGTAGGACGATGCTTTATCAGCATTTCGTCAATCTTATGATGTAAATCTCCAGACGATCTTGAATAGAGATACATATCAACGCTCATAGGTATTTTGCATAATGACAAGATATGACCTTTCAGCTTTTGAATATCGTTAATGAATAGTTCTTGAACTTCTGGTCCTATGAGCTTGTCTAACCCGGTAAGACCAATGGAATTTTCTTGACAATTGATAGTTACTCTTTCAGTAATAACTTTGAATGATGGAACACCATCGAAAACTAATTCTGATTGACCATGAGCAATAGGATCTTCATCTTTATTATTAAAATCATTAACTGTTTCTTCAACTGTTTGAATAATGTCATCATGTATATCCGGTAGTTCATGAATATAAGATGCCACAATCTTTGGTATTTTAGTCAAAATAGCTTCTTTATCAATATGAACTTCAGCTTGAGGATAGACAAACTTGATGTTTTTGACTATCCTTTGTCTAAGATTTTCTGATGGAAGATTTTCAAGAGAAAGGTCTACAACATATGTTCCACTACTAACTCTGCCTTGTGTCGTCATCGGTAATTCATTCTCAAATAGTTCTTTTATTTTCATTAAAACTCCGCATATTCGTCTAGGTCTTTTTCGATAAGTTCTCGCTGACATTGTATAATACTAGAACTATTATACTTATTTAGTATTTTTAACACTTCTACTACTTCAGTTAGAGACGTTCCATTAATTGTCATAATTGAACCCCATGTCAATTTAGCATTACATTTCAACAATGATAACAGCGGTTTTTGTTTGATTAGGTGTAGAGCGGTGTTATAGAAACGAATTTGTGGAACTGCAAAATGTTTGTGTAAATCTCTAAGCGGTGCTTTCCCAATACTTCCAATTTTTAGTTCTTGTGCAATCGAAACTTTTCCACAATCAAAACTTTTCAAGTTAGGAGTATAGAGATATAACGAATCTTTGATAACTGGAGTACAATGTTCTAATGTTTCTAATGACGGAACACTTATATTCAATTGGTCGCATGCATCAGGAATTCCCCAAAGTGATTTGAAATTTGAACCATCTGCAACATTTATTTCAAACTTCTTAGCAGTTCTGTACTTTACCATGAGTGCAGTTTCACCATGACCGTATCCGCCAATGTCGCCATATACCCCATTAGGCGAATAGTCCGACTTAGTGACAGATACAGTTCCGTCTTTATTCACTTTCCATCCAGACATATTAGCATAATTTTTCATATAGTACTGAACTTTCTCAGGGTCAGTAATATGCCAAGGGGCAAAATTGGTTGCTAACTTTTCAGCAAGATAAGATTTAAAATTCTGCATATTCGTCTAAGTCACGTTCAATTAGTTCTCGTTGAAAGCCAATAGTATCTTTACTCCCATTATAGTATTTATGTAAAATGTCATTAACAATTTTAAGGTCGCTAAGTAATTCATCTGGACCATTTATCATGATGCTATCAAAACCTTTTACTTTTAGAAGCGATAGTATTCCAATTGATTTAGCCGGTGCTTCAAAACGAATGTCCAATTGAAATGCACTTGAACCTTCTATTAGTTTTTCGATACCTTTAACAGACTCTTGGTTAGTATAGATAGTAGTCAAATGATTTTGAATGACCATCTTGAAAGCAGGTGGCCAATGACATTCAATATGACTGTAAGCGTCAACAGGTTCAAAGTGGTCAGTAACTATGTCATGTATATCACCTAAGAAATCAACAGTTTCAAAAAGATGTTGCGGAACATCGTGTATTTTGACAATTATTGAATCAAAAATAGAAGTGAACTCTATTGTATTAGAAAGGTTGTATTCTTCCTTGATAAATTTTGTAATTAGGAATACTAGAGTTTTACGTTTGCCGACAGAAATAGGACCAGCAAAGTCAATTTGTACATTGACAATTGGTAAGTGTCCAGCACTTTCTAATAAGTATTCTTTAAAACTCTGCATATTCGTCCAAGTCGTTTTCTATTAGTTTACGTTGGCATCCAATAATATCAGGGTTGTTTGACGCTAAGTATGTATTGACTATTCTAGTTGCTTCAACTAATTCTTCGTTTACTTTAGTTTTATCAGAAAAGTAAAGTTGAATACCAAACATATTTCGTGTAGGCTTTTTAATTTTGAATATACTAAGTAATCCTTTTCCAACTAAAGTTTTTGCTGCGGCATTAGACAATGTTATGTTATTTACTATTTTGAAATGTTGTCCGATAGTTCTAAACAATTCATAGTCAAATTCGTAGTCAAGCACTAATCTATGACATGTAATTTGACATCCTTGACCCCATTCTTTCAACTTTAGACAATCGGTCAATATCAATGCCTCTTTAACTTCACATGCAAATCCTTTGAATGAAGTAATTTGTGAAAGTTGTATGTTTAAACTCATTCCGACTTTATTAGGTCCATATTCTAATGTAGTCAATTTCCTAGTATTGAAATCTTTTATACTAACTCTACCTGGGCAATTGATATTGTTATACTTTACAAGTAGTCCAACTTCACCATTATCAACAGGTCCGATTTCACGAATAGCGAAGAATTGCTCTCCTCGAACAGAAATACTTCCATTCTTTAGGAATACGAATGTAGTTGGCAAATATTTATTTCCATAATGTTCAAGATAAAACTCATGAAGTACTTCCTTAGTTGCTTCTGGAGTTGTTGGGTGCCAAGGTGCCAAGTTCGTTTGCTTAGCTTCAGCAATAAAGTTCTTAAAATTCTGCATATTCGTCCAGGTCGTTTTCAATTAGTTCGCGTTGGGCAGCAATAGTGTCATGGGATTTTGCATATTTATTTAGTATTTCAATCCAGTGTTCATTTTTTCCTAATACTGAATGTAATGATTTTATCTTCAACATACTCAACACGTTAGTGACTTCTCCTACTATATGTTCAAACCTGAACACTTGAGTATCAGGGAAATGTTTGTCAAAGTTGCTAAGTGAGATACTTTTATTACGTTTCAAATCAAATACTATGACTGGATAATGTATGATAGTATTAGGATTGACCGGACCAAAGAACCATACACTTGGATTGACTTCATCTAGTGTCAATCCACCGCTTAGCTCACGATTAGAAAAATTCGCTGCTTCAGTCGCTATTTCTTCTAACTCATCTTGTACATAATGTCGATTGCTTAGTTTAATTTCAACTTGTAGATTGTCATCTCTATTGAAACCCCAATCAATATCTTTCATACCTAAATGACTTTTAAGATCGTTGACAAACTTTTCAACTTCATTATCAAAAGCATCGCGATTTCTATGATTTCCCATAGCTTCGCCAAAAGTTTCTTTGTTCTCTAGTTCTAAGACAAGCCATGGGAAAACAAATGGAGATTCATTTTCTTTTAGTAAGTATTGTTTAAAGCTCTGCATACTCGTCTAAATCCTTTATAATAAGTTCGCGTTGGCATTCAATAATATCGTTATTATTTTCAAAATGTCTATGAACAATCTTAAACCATTCTGGTTCATTACTCATTGCCCATTCAAGATTTTGAAGATTTGTCATTTTCAACAATCCTAATACTTGCCCAGTGACTTTAACCGCGGCACTTACGTATAAAGCCAAATCTTTAGGATTTATAGCTTTATGAATATCATGTAAAGATACTTCAGCACCACCATTTACTGTAAAGTTAAGAGCCACCTTAGGATGCTCAATTTTAAATGGGGGTATGATATTAAAGATACTTACAAACTGTTCTTTTAACTTCAAGGGTTTAGTAATAATATCTTTGTAATAGTTATTTAGCAGACCAAGCAGTTTTTTGTCAAAAGCACTAATACCTTCTGTACTACCTTCAGTTGCATTTGTGATTGGTACTTTAAAAGCAAATTCTTTATCTCGGTATTCTATAGAAACTATTCTATTCTCAAATTGATTATGTAACAGATTGCCGATTGCATTTTCTATTGTTTCTGAAGTCGAGGGTAATGAAGAATTTGGTAGGTTACCGGGAACCTTACAATAAACATAATAGGTAATTCTTTGTGCGCCATTTGACATGTTATAACTCCGCATACTCGTCTAAATCTTTTTCAATTAGTTCACGTTGACACGCGATGAAGTTTTTATCGGCGTCGAAATGTTTCATTACAATTTCATACCAAGGAGGTATCTTTTGAGAACGTGGCCAAATTGTAATATGCTTCAATTCTTTTAACTTTAATAATCCTAATACATTAGAATTTATTTTATTAATCGCATTATAGAAAATAATTTTTTTGCAATGAGGCATTTTCTTATGAATATCTTTTAGAGATATTGAAGGAGAATGATCTAAGTAAAATTCGATATATGGCCAATCAGTATAAACATTTGGACCAAGTTGTTCTCTAAAAGATATGTATGTATTGTCTTCATCACGGTGAAATATATCGGTTCCTAAAAGCTCATCAACTATTTCAGTGCATTTTTTACGTATTTCTCTAACATGATTAGCATGTAAGTTAGTCTCATCTAGTTCATATGTAATAAGCATTTCATCAGCTCCGAAAAAAGCTTCAACTTCATTATGTCCAAAGTAATCTTGAAGATGAGATGTTATCCATTTTTCGAAAGTAATATGTGGATTATCGTCACCATCACCGTCAGTAATCCATTGCTCAACCTCAGACGTAAAGATACCAGTGCTAATATCAATGTACGCGTTAGTGGGAAGTTCATGATTAATAATTTCTTCTTTCAATAAGAATTCTTTAAAACTCTGCATATTCGTCTAAATCCTTTTCGATAAGTTCACGTTGACAAGCTACAATATCTTTTGACTCTGACCTTAAGTATTTGCTAATAATTACTTGAACATCTCGGTGTTCGCTTGAACATTGGCCAAAAAACAAAGCTTGAAGTTTTGGAATCTTTAATGCCCATAAGACACCACCTTTCCATTGATTAGAAATTGTTAAAGTGCCATCTATGTATTCAAAATGTTTGTGAGCATTAGACCAATCAAGATTATGACACAAGCCTAATCCAAGGTTTCCATCAATTCGTTTTGAAATGCCATCTAACTTTGTTAGAAGTGGATGCGCACAGGTAGTCACGATAGCAGTTCTTCCATACATCTTATCGCCGGTGAATGATACATCTGGTGGAAATCCTTCAAATGATGATAATCTATTGGCACCCAATTCAATCTGACCACACTTTATCATTTTGAAAGTTAGCTTACCGGCATCAGGTCCATCTTTAGGAATAAGAGTATTCTTTAAGTTCCAACGTCCATCAATTGATACCATACTATTAACAACGCTAAATTTCCCAAAGCTGACTGGCATCGGATGTGATGCATACTTACCTTTACGAATCGCATTTATTTCGAGTCGTACAGCTTTATCTTCGGCAGTTTCTTCAGTTAGTAGTTCAGAGATTTTCATAGTTCTGCGTATTCGTCCAGGTCGTTTTCAATAAGTTCTCGTTGGCATTCAATAAAATTTCCAAGTGGTAAATATTTGTTGATAATATTACAAGCATTTCTTAAATTCACTTTAATTTTTACTTCATCTTGAGATTTACCAGAATGGTGGTCAATAAATCCTACATGCTTCAAGTCTCTAATTTTTAGTAATGATAATAAGGGCCCTTCATATAAAGCACTAGTTATTAACCATCCATCAAGTCTTTTGACATACTTATTGAAATTTGTAAAATCAAAGTTTCTAATTCTTGATGTATCAAGTCTATTACTAATATCTGATGGAAATCCATCAAGAGATTGTATTTGGTTACCTGTAGAAAATTCAATACCACCTTCGCCAACTATTTCAGGAAAGTTCTTGAACGTCTTAGGAACATTCCATATTACTAATCGAAGAGCTTCTGCAATTGGAAATAGTAATTCATCATTGTCATCAAACATGCAATGCTCAATAATTAAAGGTTTCTTCAAATAGATTTTTCCATTCTTAACTGCATGTCGTGGAAATTTATTCGGAAACCTACATCTGCCAAGTTCTCCACTCTTATACTTTCCAATCATTTCACGGATTTGTTTATCATCCGGATTAGAAGCTTCAGATAAGTATTGCTTAAAGCTCTGCATAATCGTCCAAGTCAAGTTCAATTAGTTTTCGTTGGCAAGCTATAAAGTCTTTTCCTGTATCGAAATATTCCTTTACAATGTTAAACCATTGAACTTTAGCTGAAGCATATAATGTTATAGCATTCTTTATCTTTAGTAATCCTAATACATTTTGTGTTATATTAGAAGAGTCACCCATAGAAATCTGTTTAGCAGATAATATGACTTTATGTATATCTTGTAAGGATTTGACACTTTCTTCAATGATAACGTGATTGACTTCAACTGTAGTCGTTTTATCAAAGTTATCTTCTAAGATAACTACTGGCATTTCAGAAGATACTGGTTCAAAGTCATTCTTATAAATTTCATACTTATCTGCTAACTTGATAAACTTTGTTGCTATAGTATCAAGTTGCGGTTTAGTATAATGAGTATGGGGTTCAAGAACTAAATGAAACGTTACTCTATCAACTCCAAAATGATAGACTTCTTTTACTTTAGGAAGATTTGCTTTTTCACAGAGTTCAGATAATTCACGAATAATTATATTGTTTCGCTGAAAAAGCTGTTCTCTATTATACTTTGGAGAAATGTAATCATCTCCACGTACTTTTATTTGAAGAAGCAATGGGCGAATTGGTTCTACCCAATGATCATTGCCTTCTGCTAAGTATTCTTTAAAACTCCGCATATTCGTCTAAGTCTTTTTCAATGAGTTCTCGTTGGCAAGCAATAGCATTTCTATTGCCTTGCAAATAAGGATTGACAATTGAATACCATCGTGGGCTATTACTTCCAAAAGGACCTGCGCCAATAATATTGACTGGCATTTTTAGTTTGAGCAAACTAAGTATTCCCCCTTTTATCATATTTGCTTTATAAAGTCTGAACTCATCACACTTTAGAATAACTTTATCTAAGTTAGAAATCGATTGACCTTCTTCACACCAATATGAAATGTTACCATCATTTATACTTAGCTTAAAATTTGGAAATCCAAAACAAGATAACTCAGCTGTAGAAAATTTTACTTGTAATTCAGGTGAAATCTTAGTCGTAAAAAACTCATTCACAGTTGAACTAATAGTATCACGTAACTTTTGAATAGTTTCTGCTTGACACTGGATTTGTTTTGTTATCTTAAACTTCAAATCAATTCCATAAGTAGTACTGAGATAACTTGAAATATCATAACCTTTCTTTTTTGCTACTTTTATTATCAAATTTTTAAGCTCAGATTCTAAAGAATATGGAGAATATTCAATTTTGACTTTAGTTTCAACAAACATCCCAAGTTGAATATTTGAATCAGTTTCTACTTCTTGTAAGTATTCTTTAAAACTCTGCATATTCGTCCAAGTCGCTTTCAATAAGTTTACGTTGACAAGCAATAGCATCATGTCGATTTGCTTCACAATATTTAGTTACAATTTTGCATGCTTCCTTTAGTTCGTCAGAAGCAGTTGATAATGGCGAAACCTTCATTAGGTTTTGTATCTTAACAAAGCTTAGTAACCCTTTAGTTTCTTCAGGTATTGAAATTGAATAGACTTTTTTGACCACTTTTTCAATACCTTTGAAATTGATAATACCTGTATTATGCAGATAGATATCTTCAGCTTCTTCAGGTAAGTATTCAACTGAAGTAATGTTCTTACCCTTTACATTGAACTGTCCACCCACAAATTTTGGTACCCCTTTCAAGTCAATCATATCATTTGCTAATACATGAACATCTTTAGTACATTCTCTAAAGTTGATTGGCAATACACACTGCTTCCCTTTGTACCAGACCAAATCACTTCCAGAAATTGATAAACTCCAATGACATGTGATACTCATATCTTTATGAATTTCATAATTCCCCTGACCAATGCCATGAGCTTTCATCCAAGCATTGATTTGAGACTTCTTAGTATAGAAAGTCGATTCGCGTTCTTCTTTTAGTAAGTATTGTTTGAAAGTATTAGACACCTGGCCCTTCCTCCATTACAGGAATCAAAAAGCTTTCACCTGCTTTAGGAACTCGTAAGCCATTGACTTCATTGAACTTGTCCATTAGCTGCTTCAAGATTTCGCCATGAATGTACTTATTCTTATAACGAATAGCTGCTTCAATGGTCATACCAGGCATGAACAGGAAGGGTTCGTAACCAGAAATTGTTATTTGGCATTCCATTTATTGAAGCTCTCAATGTTGATTGAATCGACCACGATTGAAGATTTGTCAAGTTTCATATAAACTTTAATTGCGGAAGGAACCCTAAACTTTTCCATTGCAACTTCTAAAGCTTCTTCATCATTAGGGTATTCGTTTCTAATATTTTTGCGATATTCACTTAATGCTTTCCAATAGTTATGATACTCATTACTCTGTGAGTCTAACTGGTATTCAATGTGACTACGATTATGTTCAGCAACTTGTTTAGCACGAAGGTAATCAAAGTCTAAACGGTTGTACTTCAATATGTACGGAAGACCATTAATTTTGATTTTGTCCAAGAACCCTTCATTCTTTATTAAGTCAAGAAATTCTTCTGGAGTATCTGCTGCTGGAGCTTTATGTTCTTTGTAAGTATCTAAACGAGCGTTCAACTTAGCTTTCATCATGCTTATCCAATTTCTCATACCTTTTTCAGTAGATAAATCTTCTTTAGGCGGAGTTATTAAATGAGCATACTTAGCATCAATCTCACGAGCTTTTTTGCGTCGAGCATTTAGGGCAGTTCGTTCTTCATCGCTTCTGATAACTTTTACTTTGATTGAACCTGTTTTACCATAAATTTCTTTTTGACCTTTCATTAATGCAATAAGTGCTTTATATAGTTTTCCTTCTGAACCTTCAGATGTTTTGAGGTCTTCAAGTTCCGCTTTCTTGAAGGCAGCCATAATTTCAGAAGATTGATTCATCAAATCATGGTCATCTTTGAAAAAGTTTTGCCAAGAACATGCCCAAATGTAAAGTTCTTTGTTGTCATGTCCAGGATGAGGTGGAAGTTTCAAAAGCGATAGCACTTGTCTATCATCAAATAGTATTACTACGCCCTTGACAGTTTCATCATCTTTAATTAGACGATGCAGTTCAGCTGCACTTTTAGCGTTTGGAACTTCATCTATCTTTGCATATTGTCCTAAGAACGACGGGAACTTATGTTTAGTAGTACGAGAATAATTAACGCTTCCGCCATAATATCGTCCTCTTTCATATTCAAGTGAAGTTTTTAGAACCTTTAGTAAATCAGGTTCAATGAAAGAAAGATTCTTCAAATCTTCAAATAGAAGTTCAAAGAAATTATCTTCTTCTATAATAACTTTATTAGTAGAAGAAAAGAGTTCAAATATTTTCATGAGAGTACAAACCGATATAAGTTAGATTATAGTGATAAGTTATTTATTGATAAATAGTTTATACGTATCATCCAATAACTTTATCGTGGACATATTACTCATATGACAACAATCAATGACAATAACGAATTTTCAACTGCTGAACTTTGGGCTGAAGGGCGAGCAGTCACTCTTACCTTAACTCGCCCTACTCCAACGACAGTTCAATTGTCTTGGACAATTCCAACATCAACCATTGCTTATAAAGGTCAAGTCGTTCTTCTTTCGACCTCTCCATTAGAAGTTGCTCAACAACCTGTCGATGGTGTTCGTTACACGAGTTCAACTGACTTATTAGTTGCAGCTGATACAATAGGTGGCGCTCAAGTAGTATCTGCAAATTATTGGATATTTCAAGACCCTCTTACTACTCAATCGGTTACTATTACTAATGCTGACCCTAACGAAGTCTATTACGCATCTATTCATATATGTACTAATGTCATTCAGTACTATCCATTTGGTTCAAAATCATATGCACTAGATGGGTCACGAGCTGAACATAATGTTGATGGATATACTGGTTCAATTCCTCAATCAACAACACCTCCACTCAATCCAACAGTTGGACAGGTCTTCTATAACCCTGTGTCAAATTCTGTATCAATGTGGAACGGTGCTGCATGGATACCTGCAAGTGCAGGTACAGTCAAAACAGGTCATGCTTTTCCAACCTCTCCAATTGCTGGTGAGTTCTTCTATAACTTAAACACACATATCTTATATGTATGGAATGCGGTTCAATGGATACAAGCTAACGTTGACCAAGTGGGAACCCCTTCATATGATAAGGTTCCAATCGGCACGACAGGTTCGTTAGACGAACGAGTTCGATTGGTCAATGTATTGAAAGCACAACTTGGTTGGCCTTCAGTATGTGTCGAATTGAAGGAAGAAAATTTTGAGACTGCTATCGACATTTCACTATCTGAGTTTAGAAGACGTGCTGATAATGCATATGAAAGAAGACATATTTTCTTTACTGTTACAGCTGGACAAAATGCTTATTACATGAATGACCCGACAGTTGGAACTGATAGAATAGTTGACATCTATAAAGCTCATCGTGTTAGCACTATCGGTTTGAATGTATTGGGTGGAGATAATGGTATCTATTCGCAAATCTTTTACAATCAGTTTTTCTATGGAAGTCAGATTGATATTCTTTCAATTCACTTAGCTCAACAACTTGCAGAAGAGTATGGTAAAATCTTTGCAGCAGATTGGCCATTTGAATGGAATGAAGCTAAGCGAGAATTTAATATACTTCGCAAAATCTATAAAGATGAGAAAGTAGTATTAGAATGCTTTATGGAACGTTCTGAGCAAGAGTTATTGACAGATAGATGGGCTAAGAATTGGATACGCGACTGGGCATTAGCGAAATGCTGGGAGATGTTAGGGATGAACCGTTCTAAGTTTGGTACGTTACCTGGAGCAGGTGGTGGATTGACATTAAATGGTGACATGTTACTCCAGAAGTCAGAAACCATGTATACAGAACTTATGAGACAGATGAACGATTTTGAAGTTGGCAACAACGTAGGTGGCGGAAATGTTGCTTTCTTATTAGGCTAAAAAGTAGCATACTCGTCAAAATCGTTTTCAATAAGTTCACGTTGACACGTAATTACATCTTTTGATTTCATATGACTATTGACAATATCTGACAGAGTTCGTAAAGCATTTACTCGTTCATTAGGAGTGCCAACTTCAGATACACCAAATTCATCATTGAAACTAATTCCTATTAGTTTTGGTATTTTTAGTACTCCAAGAATTGCATATCCAAGAGTACTTGGTAAAGGTAATCGTTCAGCAATAAAGCCATCTTTACCAAAGTACTTATCAATGCCAGATAAAGAATGTAATGATTGACATCTTGATAAATCTAATCTTCCATTGATTTTCTTTGGAATGCCTTCAAAAGAAGTTAGATTTCCTTCAACAATCACATCGCCATCCACGGAAGAAAGTAATCGATAAAACTCGTTCTTCTGACTATCTGGAATACAGGAATCAATATTACCACGAACTTTTTCAAATGTTATAAGTTGTTTTTGTTGAACTCTTGATGGAACATTATATTGCCAATTATTAAAAGCGGTACCCACATAATTATCATACATTGTTTTGACAGAAATCCTCATCCCTGAGGAAAATGTCATCTTACTGACATTCGGTTCACTGTCTCCAAAGTATGATTGAGAATAGTCAGGCTCAAATTGACCTAAAAACAATTCTCTAAACTTATCCATCGATAACGAACTCATTTTAGTCGATAATTGAAAGCTCTAATTTTGGGAATTCTAATTCAGGTAATGGAGGATTGATAACATTAGACGGTACATCAGATTCAGGTGTTTCAATTTTTGGAATAGTTGCATCGTCGATAACACCATCAGTTTTTAGAATCATAGCACTTCCGGCAACACGACGACGGTCAGGATTGTTTGTCATGGTTGATTCATTTACTACAGTTGCGGCTGCAGCCGTTTTAGGGGTAACAACTACAGGTTGTGCAAAACAAACGTTAGCACTGATAAGTAAAAGGGTTAGTAAGTATTTCATAATTAAGTTCTCCTTTGTGAGAAATGTGGTTATAAGTTTATTCAGGTAATACGATTAGCAGTGTTCCTTCAGGCAAAGTATTCAATTTTTGATAGAAGAAATCAGAATCAACATTGATACATCCACCGGTAATACGGTTATCATCTATTTGCGGACTTTTCAATCTTTCAATTCTTTTTTGGTCAGGATTCCCCTTCCAAAGTGGATGAATAGCTGCAACTGCATTCTGACCTTTGATAAAAACTAGCATATCTTCACCTAATCGCCATGAAAAAGTTTTAGATGTTTTGAACGAACCTGATGGAGTGACATAGTTCGTTTTAGACGGATAATCATATACATTCATATCTAGCTTATCAGATTTCACTTTACCAAATAAAGCTGGTTGAGTAATTTTTTGACCAGTTTCAGGATAAAATACTGATATCGTTGCTTGTTTTTTATCCGCGATAATAACAGGATCTTTGTCAGTAGAGGCTGTTACTAACTGCGAAAAGCTAATCGTTATCAAAAAGGCAAATACTGATTTCATAGTTCTAATGTATCTTTTTCTTCTGGAGTTTGGATATCTTCTTCAAGAGTATCACAGGTTAAACGATTAGTAGTTTTTTCATAATCTGCATCACGAACTCTCATTTCATTGATATAACCCGATGGGGGTATTGCAATTGCAACATCGTCAAAAGCCCAAATAGTTTGAGTCATTTTACCGATTTTGATAAATGCATTTTTGTCAATTAAGAACTCATATGGAAGAGAAGTTTCAAATGTAAAATCTTGTAATCTCCAATCTATAGTAACACATTTTGGAGTAGAAGATTTATTATTTCCATTGATAACCCATACATCGAGTTTAACACCACGATGTTCAATTGGTGCTGAACGAACAGCTTCAATAACTACATCATCTTCTTCTTTTACCTTTACATAGTCTGCAGTTTTTTCAGATACAAACGGGTCTTCTTTTTTCTTCTGAGCGTTTTTGACTTTATTGATTTGATCATATTCTAATTTTTCAGCATCGTATTCTTGTATAGTCATACAACCTGTACTTAAGAATATGCTAATACCTATTACTAACAACAACGATGAATGTTTAAACATTTGATTCATAACCTCTGTAGGTATAAACAAAAACTGCCGGTTATCAGACCGAAATCCAACACCAGCAGTTTGTATTGTGTCTAAGATTTAAAACTTACCGGTAAGTCTTATTCTTAGTAAGTGCGTGAAGCTTGAGCTTGTTCAAGTTGATTCAAGATTTCTTGAGTACGTTTTGCAACTTCATCTTGGTCATCACGAACAACTGCATCAGTAGCAGGAGCAGGCACTTCTTTTACAACTTCAGCAACAGGTGCTGGAGCAGGAGCAGGAGCCGCTACAGTATAGATACCACCGTCTTCAGCACAAGGACGGCCAACACGTTTAAATGCTTCACGAACTAAATCGCTGTCACACATAATTTCTTTAGCAGCTTGAACATCGCCGAAAGTTTTAATCTCACGAGCATCTAAACGACGTACGCAAGCTGAATCTCTCCAGGTTGTACCAAAGCTGAAAGAACCACCAGAAAAACCACCACCAACTGAAGTTGAACCCATACAGGTTTCAGTCAAAGTAGTTGTCAAAGCAGGAGCAGCAGCAAAGCCAACAGCTTTTGACATATCAGAAGCAGCAACATTGTTTACGCTGTTATCATTACCTAAACCTGCACCACGACCTTCACCACCAACTGCAACACCGGCACTTTGAGTTTGATTCGATCTTGCTTCAGAACCTGAGTTCACATCCGCAAAGCTAGTTGCAGAAATACACAACAAAGCGATAATTGCGATTATTTTTTTCATGTCATTTCCTTTAAAAAAGATTATTTGAATAAACAGTGGGTGAGTATAAAAAACATACTCACCCACTATTCAATTTACACCGCTAAGCAGTTAGTATAATCAAAAGTTCGTATTAACGAACGATTGAGAATACTTCACCTTCTTCTACAGCGAAACCTAATGAACCAGCTTGACCTAAGCTAAACGCTTCGTTAGAAGTACCACCTAAAGTAGCAGCAGAAGTACTTACAGTGTCACCACGTCCGTCACGAGTACCCCAAGCAATGTTGCCAGCAGAGGTTTCTTGACCAGCTATACCAAAACCATTTTCGTTTGTACCAGCACCGCTTACAGAACCTACAGCAGCTTCGCTTTCAGCACTCAAAGAAGGGTGATGATAACGATTAGCAGCATTAGCTTCAGCAGAACCACCTTGAACAGCAACAGCACTAGTTCCAGCATCTACATAAGCATGTCCAATTGCATCTGATTGGCTAGCAGCCAATACACCGGTTGAACCTGAAGTAGCAGCCAAAGTTCCAACAGAACCGTGACCAGCTTCAGCAACTGCAGTTGCAGTGTTTTGAGCGCCTGCACCTACGATTTGGTTTGAATAAGCTGCACCGTTACCTACAACAGCGATTTCACTACCGGAAGAAACAGAAACACCTGAGAATGAAGAAGTGTCAGTTGAAGTCACACCGTGACCATAGTGACCATAACCTTCTGCAAACACAGCGCCAGCAGCCAAAGTAGCGATTACAGCAGTTAACATTTTGATTGAAGTTTTCATATTGAAGTTTTCCTTTGATAATTTTAAGTAGAAAAACTATTCATATTATCCTTCTCTCAATTACTCCACATCCATGAAATTTGATTTCATTTCTCAACCGATTTCAAGAGATAAGACAACATAAATAGTGTTATATTATTCTCCTCAGAATTACTAAAATAGTTTAGTATTCTCATCGCATAGAAACTATTTTCTCCTCAGTTCAACTCATCGTGCATTGTTGGGAATAGGTATTCACATACATATCCAACTGTATCCATATCGTGCATATCAAAAATATGCCTCACTAAAATAATCATTGCGACTATTTTTCCTACATTTCCTTTTGAATCCCTTACTTAGACTTGCGATTCCTTGAAATTGTTACAAACCCAACTAATGCAGAACCAAATAACCATACTGCACCTGGCACCGGAACTGACGGAACAATTGGGCCACCATTTCCATTACCTACACCGTTATTACCACCACCATTTCCACCGGTTTGCAAATTGCCACCATTGTTATTGCCATTGTTTGTTTGGATTTGAGTATTACCTGCAAATGGTTGTTTGAAAATTTGTTCATTATGTTCATCATGACGATTGTTATCATGATGATTTTTATCATGACGATTTTTATCATGCTTTGATGCCATTACATCAGTAGTTAATACTAATGCAGATAAAGCAGCAGTTACTAACAACGAATTTCTTACCACTCGTCTCATCTCATCTTTACTCCTCGAACTTATGTGGTTATAAAAACATTTAGTAGATATATTATAAACTAATTTTTTGCAGACTGTATAAATTTTTTCAATCGCTTTAAAATCAGTTTTTACAACATTTGTTAGATTTATTATAATCTAGTTTTTTGTCGATGTAAACATTTATTTTTGTGGAACTTTGTAAGAATGTTTTACAATAAAAAACTTGATTATTTCCGTTGAAGCAATTTTGTAAATGTTTCAACAGAATATGTGTCTATTATAACAAGTTTTCGCCTGATGTAAATAGTAGATGATGTAGTAAAGCAACAATGTTGTAAAGTCCGTTTAGCATTGTTGCCTTACGAGAAAGTTTGACTTCCGTGAGCACTTTAAACTCGCGCTCTCGTCTCCTCAGTTTGATTACACCTACTCTATCCATTTTACACTAAAATCCGTAATGTGTATCGAGTCGATGCTATTTTATTTATAGAAGTTGTGATAAATAGCTCTATCATCTAAAACATTGTAGAATAACCACATAACATGGCCGAAATTACTCCTTATGTTCCACCTGCAGACTTTTGCTTCGGCGATTGGACGATGCAGAATGATTGTACTAAGCTTGATGAAAAGTTTACTGAGAACCTGATTGCCGAAAGCCTTGAGATAGCAGGTGCCCCAATCAACATTTTCAAGCTACTTGGAGTTCACGAACAAGGCCGATTGATAGACCTAACTGGTCAGGGTTACCCACTTTCAAGTGGTGCTGGGGCAGGGTCTGATGCGTCTAATGCATTTGACATTAGCTCAACTTCGTGGCATTCTGCTCAAGTTGGGTCACTAGTTGTATCGACTCCAGCGTATCTTGGCTACAACTTTGGAACAGTCAAATCAGCGATTACGGGTCAAGCATCAAGTGCTCCACCTGCTAAGCTTTCGCATCACATCACAACTCTTAAAATCCAACAAGGACCACTTGCTCAAAACCGAGCATTACAAGTCCGTGTTGATAGAGCGACAGGCGAGCTAAAAGCGTCTAACACATTCATTGGTTCTGGCAACGGACTTTTGGTCAATATCCAACCTGGCTTCAATCCGTCTGAATGTACCATCTTGGTTACTGCATTAACGCCTACTTCATTTTCAGTCTTTAGCTCAATTCGTGGTCCTCAGCCTAATGCAACTGTTGGAGTTCATTATGCTAATCAAGATGTTCGCTTTACCATTCAACCAGGCAGCATTCCGTTCAGTGTAGGTGATACCTTTACGATAAAACTTGAACTCAATTGGCTTCGCGTAGACATTGTCAATCTACCAAATAGTGCAAATGTTGAAACTATTGCAATAAGACCTAGTGTGCCTTCACCTTTTTGGCGAATAGTTCCGTTGATGTTCAATGGAGGAATCACTGACTATTGGGAAGTCATAAAGCTTGAACTGATAGACTATCAATCAACAAACATCAACAACATTCAAGACACTTTGTTCCTTGAAAATCGTGATAGAGACTATGCACAGAACTCCATCACACTCAAATGTCAATACCAACCGTTTGATAGCATTGGCGACCTTGGCAAGTTTGGCTTTTCAATCCTTGACCAATATGTCTTTACGTGTTCATTCGCTCGTATGGTCCAACTGTTAGGAAGACCCGTTGTAACAGGCGATGTCATTGAAGTGACACCTGAACTTGCATATGACCATAACTTGATGCCTGTTAAAAAGTATCTTGAAGTCACTGACACTGGATGGAGTGCTGATGGTTATTCTGCTCAATGGAAACCAATGCTTTATCGCTTCCAAGCAATTCAGCTTATTCCTTCTATTGAAGTACGAGACATTCTTCCAATGCCAGAAGAAGCTGTTCAACGCGTAAGCGATGGTTCTTTCTTCGAGTCTATCACTCAAATTGAAACGACTTCATTACGTGCAAGCGAAACGACTAAAGTCGAGTCCCAAGCAGCAGTTCCTGAAGTTGGTGAAGACATTACTGATTTAGACACTCGTATCCCTGAACCATGGAAAGATAAGATAGCTCCTCAGCAAACGAATATGTATGTTGAGAACGGACTTCCACCAAACGGAGAACCTTATGGTGAAGGTTACAAACTTCCAGACATCACGGTTGCAACTGATGGTGAATACTATCGCCTCAACTATGAAAGTTCTACAAACATCCCTGCTCGTCTCTATAAGTTTAGCGCAATCAAAAATCGTTGGTTGTATGTTGAGACTGATAGACGAGGAGAATATTCAAGTCATAAACCCTCGGTTCGTAATGCTCTTATTAGCCTTGGAAGAAGAACTTTACAGGATACTGACATATAATGATTACAGAATACTTTTATGCAAAACAACTAAGAAGCTACATTCGTCAATTTTGCGGTATCTTTACAGGACTTACTATTGTCACTGGCATTGGAGAGACCGGCGAACCTTCAACATATCGCGTTCCGATAGTAGTTGGAAGTAGAGATAGAGTTGTAGCTGCAATTATGTCAGGTAATACTCAAAACAAACCTTTCAGTATTCCTATGATGTCAGCGACATTGTCTGGATTGGACTTATCTCCTGAACGTCGCAAAGGAGTTGGCGTAGTTGATAGAAAAGTTTACCTTCCAACTGGTGGCGTATTTCCTGATGACTTACGCTTGAACAAACGTATCATGCCTATTCCGTATAATGCAAATATGGAACTTGCTGTTTATGCTAGTAACACTGAACAAATGCATCAGATGATTGAACAAATTCTAATGCTATTTGACCCAGTTCTACAACTTCAAACTAGCGATGCTCCTTTTGATTGGACTAAGATTACTAGCGTTGAATTGACAGGTATCAATAATGAAGAGAATTATCCGATTGGAACAGAAAAAAGAATTATAGTTTGGTCGTTCAACTTTTTAGTTCAAATCTACTTATCGGCGCCAATGGATATTAGAGATGAAATTATTCGTGAAATCAATATACGTATTGGGAATATGAATGGCATGGCACTAGATGAAGTTGACGCTGACGGCGAATTACAACCGTTCCAAGAAGTCTATGGACCTGTTCTTAACATTCATTATGAAGAATAGTATAACCTACTCAGCCCATCCGCTTTCATCTAAATCATTTTCAATCAATTCTCGTTGACAAGCAATCATACTTCTTTCTTCTGACTTCAAATGTTTGTTGATAATAGTATTAGCTAGTTTATATTCAGGTGGTATCTCTGTAGATAAATCTATCGGATAGATATTAAATCTAGTAATCTTTTTCGATTTGAATACACTTAATGGTTGGATATTGTCTTTACCAATTTCAATATTACCTATGCCAAGGGTTTTAAGATTTGGACATTTTTTCAAAATTGCGGTAATGTCTGAAAACTTTCCAATTCGTAACCATGTCAAAGTATTAGGAAGCCCATCTAATCCAATGATATCGCTAACATCCATAGATTGTACTGGCGGACATCCAACAAAAGACTTGATAGGTTTCTTTGAGTCGATTTGAATATCATAAAACCCTGAAGAATCTGTTCCTGAAATATGTTTAGGACATCCTTCAAAATCTTCAATTTCTACATTCAATAGAACCATAGGACCTAATACAACATGTGGTAATCCAATCATTGAACCGAGTTCCAAATGACTGACTTCTAATTTTCCTGGAGCAGTATTGAATTGAACAGGAAGTAACCACTTTCCATTATATTCAACTAAAGATTCTTTTGGTCCATTACCAAATAAATTTCCTAATATAAGGTCTTTACGAGTTGGATGAACTTCAAGTTCTTTAGAAATCTGAGCTTCAATTTTAGCATCCTTTAACCACTTTTCTATTTCTTCCTTAGTTTGATACATCCAAGGTTTAAGATTTGGTTGAAAAGCTGATTTACTAGAAGCAGCTGGTACTTCAGTCAATAGGTCTTGCAATTTCATAACGAAAAATAGTAGTAGTTAAAATATACTACTATTTATTCACTTCTTCCACCCACGTTCCCGTTCATAGTTATCTCTAAAATACTCTGGTGGAGTATATGTAAAATGTGGTAAGTCTTCGCGTGCAGTTTGCGGTAATTGAACCAATGATTTTACATAACCATCAGCTCCAACTCGAATGCCATTGTACTTTGACAATTCTTCGTATGTCATAGCTGGTTCATCAGAACCATAAATGTATTGAACATTACTATATTCCATTCGACCATAGCCATTACTTCCATAACCTCCAGAAGTAGACATACATCCGGTGAAAGCAATTGAAGAAGTAAGTGCTAAAGCAATAACTTTGTTGACTGATGAAGTGTTCATGTGATAAAGTCCTCCTGTTCTAGAATATGGTTCTATTGTATAACAGTTAGCAAAAATGTAAATAGCTAAAAGTGATTACCGGTTATCAGATTTATAAAAAAGATATTTTTTGCTAAAAAAGTTGGATAAGTCATAAATAATATATCAAACAAATTACAATTTCAAATATGAAATAGGAGAATTCTTATGTCAATGGTTAGTCCAGGTGTTTCAGTTACTATTACTGATCAATCTTTTTATATACCGGCTTCTGCTTCAACAGTTCCGCTAATTTTTATCGCAACTCGTGCAAATAAGCTTCAACCTGATGGTGTTCATATTGCAGCAGGTACTAATGAACATAGTGTAGTTCGTACGATTACATCTATTGGGCAATCAGTAGAAACTTATGGTATTCCATATTTCTGGAAAGATAATAGTGGAGCTGGAGAACCTGCACAGTATCATGGCGATTGCCGAAATGAGTATGGATTGTTTGCATTGAACCAATTCTTAGGAATAGGTAATCTTGCATATGTAGTTCGTGCTAACATTGACTTGACTGATAGTCCTCGTCAATTTATTTCGGCTGGTATTCCTGTATATGATGCAGGCTCATATAATTATGTAGGTGTTGGTAATGGTACTCTTTCAGCTATATCTGTGCCTTCTGCATTGAAAGAACCAGAATCATTTACTTTAGTATGTATTGGCTTACAAGGAACCGATACTATTGGTAACGAATCATTTACAATCACCGGTTCAAAATCAGGAATGATTGGTGTAGCTAAAGCCAATGGTACTGCATTTGTTCACAGTAATATACAGTTGACAATAACTAATGGCGCTACCGTATTCAAGCCGGGTGATTACTTTGAATTCAATACTGTTTACGCAGCTAAAAAAGGTACATCAGCAATGACTGGTCTTGCGTATACTGACTTTACTGTTGGACCAATGACAGGTAATGGTACGTTGATTGACTTAGTTCCTGAAGCTAATGCTGTTGAAGAAAACTTTATTGTTGAGTTTCTTGATGCAACAAACTTCAAAGTTATCGGATATCATCCGGTGACTAACGCAATTACAACAACTGGTCAATTCGGCACAGTTGGTGGTTCTACCCCATTCATTGACGTTGCAGGTAAAATATCGTTTACTATTTTAGCAGGTTCGACTGCTTTTGCTGCAGGTGACGCATTTGCAATAGAATTTGATCAAGTTCAAAACATGAATCCTCTTGGTTTTGATGATGCAACTCGTCGTCTTGCAATTAGAACTGCACTTCAAGCTGAAATCAATAGTAACCAAGATGTAAGATCGGAAATCTTTGAATACAACTTGATTCTTTGCCCTGGTTATCCTGAAGTTGTTGATGAGCTTGATTCATTGAATGATAGTATTAGTAATGAAGCATTTGTGATTGCTGATGTTCCTGTAACTAAAACTCCAGAACAAGCTGCTAACTGGGCTAATACTTCTGAGCGTATCAAAAAATCTACGATTGCGTATTACTATCCATGGTGCTTATCTTCTAATCTTGACGGTTACAATGTTCTTGTGGCTCCATCAGGAACTGCATTAAGAACCTTTGCATTTTCTGATAATGCTTCAGAACTTTGGTTTGCTCCAGCCGGTCTTCGTCGTGGTACAGTATCTGGAGTTGAAAGTGTAGGTTATGTTACCGGAACATTAGGACTTCCAACAACTTACGTTCAAGTCAATTTGAACCAAGGTCAACGTGATGCATTATATGACTTCTTCAAGAACATCAATCCAATCGTGTTTTTCCCAACTCGCGGCTTGGTTATCTGGGGTCAAAAAACTTCATACAACGCTACTTCTGCTCGTGACCGTATCAATGTTGAAAGATTACTATGCTACATTCGTCGCTCATTACGTAAAGCGAGTATGCCATTCTTGTTTGAACCAAATGATCAACCAACTCGTGATGATATCAAAGCAATGATTGATGGGTTCCTTGGTGATATTATGATGAGACGTGGATTGTATGACTTCGTAACATTATGCGATAGTAGCAATAATACTCCAGCTAGAATTGATAGAAATGAACTTTGGGTTGACATTGGAATAAAACCAATGAAAGCTGTAGAATTTATTATCATTCCAATTCGAGTATTGTCTACTGGTGCTAAGATGGGAACTGCCTAAATTAGAAAAAAAGGGGGATTTAAATCCCCCTTTTTTATTCATAAAGATTTGTTTTTGCAGGTAAAGTACTTTTGTAAAAGCTGAACTAGTTTTACATCATTTACTGGAAATGAAGCAGTTTCAGCAGTTCTTCCACCAACCATTCTTTCTATTGAAGAAGTAGTTTCACCATGTTTTAGGATAAAGCTATGGTCGTTATCTTGAAATAATTTCGGTGCAATATCATATACGATTGAAGGTAGTAGAATACCAATGGCAACATATTCTTCAGTATTCTCATCATTACTACTTTCAACAATATAAGAGCCGTTTGATAAATTAGTAAGTTCTTTGAAAATGTTTGCCATTGCAAACTTATTATTTCCTGCAGAAGCTAATGAAACAAATCGATGAAAGTTCATCCAACCTGAAATAGCTTGACTCGGTGTATGAGTATTTTGATAGACTAATTTGCTGATTATCTTTTCAGCATGTGCTGCAACTATTGACATTGAAATAGTTGAATTGAATAGGATGAATAGTTTCATATGGTTTTATGTTATGATAGTGAAGAACAGATCTATTTACATAAACAAAAAGGAGGAGAGATTTTACTCTCTCCTTCTTTCGTTAGGTTATTGATTTATTGAACTTTTTTAGGCATGAAGTTTGCAATTTTTGGAGCAGTAATTTTCAGAGTTCTTGTTGCATCTGCTACGTCTCTTACGCCTAAGTAAAGTTTTGTACCATTATTCAACGTTACACCAATTACATCAGGATTTGAATACTTAGCCTTACGATTGAAGCAATAGCTCATAATATCTGCAATTCCACAGTTTGAACCACCATAGCCATACTTATAGTTATGAGCATAACCATAAGAATCTTCATAGACACCTTTCACAGAACCTAAACCAAATTCTTCCATGGTTTCTTTATTGTGAACAACCCCCATGATATGACCTACTTCATGAATCATCGTATCTCCATAGCAACCATAACCACCATCAGAACCCCAATCAACAACAGCATTTGCAACATTTGCATTAAAAGCGGTTTGATTTGCACCATTCAACAATGCTTGGCCACAGATTACATGTGATTGTTTGAATGGACGGATAAAGACGACCAAGTCAGCACCAACTCTGGCTCTCATGTCTCGTACAGGTTTCCAAATACCTAAACCTTGTTGCATTTTAGATGGAACACCAGTTGTTGGTTCAGTATCCGCATACGGTACTTCAATTTTACCTACAGTTCTAAAGGCTACATTTGGCATGCCACTATCACTAAATGCTTTGGTCATTGCAGGTGTCATTGACGCAACATAAGTATCAATTCGTGGTTTGAATGAAGTGCTATATGCATACAGCAAATCAATTACTATTGGCGCATTTGCAACAGGTGTAGGAGGAGGGGCAACATAGGTAAGTGCGCCTGTAACAGTATCTCTATATACTTTTGTGCCATCAGGTTTTACGCCTATGTAAACCACCGCATCCAATGATGTGTGGTTATGCGCAACTTCAGTATCACCTTTTACTGTTGGCATTTTAACCCCGGACTTTTGTTGGCTAATCAACCAAGCTTCAGGATTTGATTCATCACCTTGAGTTTCGATGGCATAGGTGTCTTCATCAGTATAAATCGAACCGAATACATCACCAGTTGGACCCATTGAAATAATTGCACCATCGCCATCAACAGTGTTACCCATCCAGGTAACAACACCATTTGCATCAGTCACTACGCTTTCAGTCGTATATTCGACATCTTCGCCAATCAGACCTAATGTAGTTTTGTCACCGACTTTTTGGGATAAAAAGTGACTTTTATCCAATTCAACTTTTGCCAAACCTTTAGCATCAAACGGGTTATAGACTTCCGGAATTGTTCCACCGACGTGACGAACCGGACTATACACTGATGGCATCTCACCGATACCATATGTATGAATTGTTTTGACTACTTTACCTTCAACAATGTGTTGAACTGTGCCAGTAGGAGTAGAAGTTTCATTAGCACTAACTGCACTAATACCTAATGTTGCAATTGCGACTGCAACAGCCATTGTAGTTTTTCTCAACATGATATTCTCCACAGAATAAACTAAGATTGGTTCATCCTTAACTTCTTTATTTCCGTATCTTGAGTCTATTATAACCTTTTTTGATTAGATGTAAATAGTCCGGGACTTTATAAACTGTTATCTACTTCACAAATATAAGGCAAATAGATTTCCAACTTTTCTAACTTCTTTTGCTTCATTTTTTCAATAAGCTCATCATCAATTGTCAGAACGGTTTGATTTTTGAGTACTTCAAGTACTGCATAAACATCGCCTATTTCTTGATGCAAAAGCTCGATATTTGACAAAGAATTTGGGTCTTCTGGATTTCTGCTATAAGCTCCAAAGCGACTGATTTTTGATGCTGCTTGGATAACTTCAGCACATTCTTCCTGAAGGCACTGAAGAACTAATCCTGTACTTCTACGTTTTGAATTCATAACAATGGATGGTCAAAAGTTTTATACACTCGACGCTCATCATTATTACGTATCATATGGTCATCATATGCTTTTGCTAAAGTTTCAAGGTCCCGCTTTTGAAATGATGGAGCAAGCGGTTCGTTATACCACACAGGCTTGTAATTGTTAGACTTATCTACCAACTCCAAGAAGGTTTTGAAGTAAGTGTATTTCCCAGCAAACTCATCTAATTGACGAAGTTTGCCAGGAGTCATATATGTTAGGTCGGAGAAGCTCATTTTCGACGGCTTGATGATGAAGAAGAACTTGATGAAGATTTAGGAGGACTTACTCGTATTGGAGCAAATGTGCTTGAAGGTTTTGAAGCCGGTTTTGAAGCTACTGATGGTGGAGTAGTAGACTTAGTTGAAGTACTTCCACCAAACAAAGACCAGCTTGAAGAAGGCTTTTTAGCTACTGGAGCTGGAGCCGGTGGAGGCGTAACTTGAACTGGTTTGAACTGAGTTGCCGTAGTTGCTGCTTGCGTACTAGTAGTTGGCGGTACTACTTGTATCGGTTTGAATGATTGAGTAGCAGTAGCTGTTGCAGGTGGAGTAGTCACAGGTTTAGGTGTCGCTTGATTAGGAGCAATGTTAGTCGGATTAGCAAACAATGGCTGAATTTTTTGACCAGGTATCAATTGATTTGTGTTCTTTTCTGGAACCAATTGAGGTACTGATGGATTAGTCGTTTGTGGAATACCACGCACCTGAGGTGTCACCCAAGTTCTACGTTGTGGTGTATTGTAGTAACGGTCATAGTAATCAGGCTGGTTCATATACTCAGGATGATATTGATAGCTTTGATACGATGGTCTGTTCCACCAATGATTAGCAGCAGCCCCAGCAGCAAAAGCTGCTACAGTTCCTAACCAATTAGTATCAGATGATTGTGGTCGTCCAGCTTGTTGATAAGCAGCCATACATTGAGCCGGTTGAAAGCCCATTGACATACATGGTTGAAGAGCTGCCATCGTATTAGCATCATATTGGTGTTGGTCACTACATGCACCAATGATGATAGACAATGCTGCAACGACTGCCATAAGTTTGATATTTAGAGTATTCATATTTGATTTCATACCGTATTGAGAGAGAGAGAGAGAGAAGTTTTTAGATGATTGGAAAGGTTCCGCGTTTTGCTAACATATATCCACCCATTGCAAGTAGTATCCAAATGTTAGAACTGAAAATAGTTGCGGCTAAAAAGCCAAAAGTAAGAGCACCAAAGAACATCATAATTTTCACACCTTTTTCTACTGTTTATAAATCGGTTTCAATATTGAGTGTTTCCACTTCAACATTTTTGTTAGTATATTGTATCACACTTCCGGGCACACAGTCATCAATCAACACCATCTTTTTAGAAGTCTGTGACATTGCATGCTTCAAAAATGAGAAGTACTTACCATTGATTTGCATGAATTCTAATGGACATGTGTAGTTGAACAAGAATTCATATGGCTTGCAAAGCACCATCATTTCATCAACTGATGGGTATTCAATGATGGGTAATCCAAAACACTGTTCAATTCTTTCCTTCATACCCGAATAGTCGAACTCTTCCTTTTCTTTTTGGGTCCAAATAGCAAAAGACCAAATGTTCAAGAAAGTTGGCTTGACATCTTGTAAGTAGTCTTTGATTTTAGACACATGCTGAATGAACAAACCATCATCCCAATTATTGATGACAGTTCCTTCAAGGTCTAACCAAACTTCTAATGCTTGACTATCGCTACAATAGTTCATTAGTATCTCCGCCATCATTCGGTATCGGTTTATTAGTTGGGCAGTCTTTCATCCAGACAATATGAGTATTGCTCGTTGGATGAAGTTGCACGACACATTGTTGAAGACCTGCTTTAGCCATGCTTATCCTTTCATAAGTTTCTAGAAAGGAACCTCCAAAGTAAAACGCTGCAAATCCAAAAACTATCAATACTATCATTGCTTTATCGGTCATTTCCAAGTCCTTTATAAGGTTCTAATCCAACTTGTTCTCGCATTTGAGCAAGCAGTTTGTTTAGGGGTTCAAGCTTCATACAACGACAACAACTAATATAAATCGGATGAAATATCGTACCACTATCTGATTCTTCTACTACATCTAAGAAATCAGTAAAGAATGTACGAACTAATCGTGTTAGTTCGTCTGTTGATTGTTCTACGTTATCGCTCATAATCCTACAAACCTCATATTACACTGTGTTGAACAGAAAGCATAACGACTATCAAACCTTGCTTCTGCTTCTGGAATTCGTTTGCCGCATTCAGCGCATTCACACATTCCATCAAACTCTTCATACTCAGCACCGATGCCATTAGTAGGAAACTGTTTGACAGTAGGGTCAACGATGGTTCCATCTGGTTTCTCACACCACCAATGATCTTGCTTACCCCACATTGGGCAATGATAAAAGCCACGAACTAATCGAAGTGATGGGTCTTCAGCACAAAGCTCTTCTGCATATTCTTTGCACTTGCCACGATATTGTAAGTAATCAAAACTCATATAGGGTCATCCTTACGAGGACATTTGAAATGTGCTCTAAATTGAGCATTTGTATCAAAGATTTCATCGATATCGCGTTCTTCAATATCAAAATACTTTAGAACTTCTTCACGAATTTTAGCATTAGCTACATCACTTTCTGTTGGAGAACCACCTAGAACATAATCATGACTCAATTGCATTCTGCAAATACCAATCGTCGTTTGAATTGCTTCTTTGATGACAGTATAAGCAAAATCTTTGACATCTTGAGCTTCCCATAGTTCATCAGGTAAAGCCCATTTAGCAAATTCTTTTTCAATTAGATGATGGAGGTTGTTCATATTCTAAGTTGTTTGATACCGTAAAATTGCGAAGACTAACGTAATACTTTTGCTTGAAGTTTTCAGCGTCAGCACGAGTTGTAAAAGCCATAACCTGAAGCCCAGTTGTAGTGTCATTGATTGTAGAAACTACAATGTTAGTAGCTCCGGCAAATTCATCAATTCCTAAAAGAACTTCGTTTTCGAATCTAAGATAATAAGTCATATTATAACACCTTTCCTAATGACATGTTTGACAATTTTCGCAGTTTGTATTTATTACTGCTATAAGTCCGTCAAGTTCATCTTTACGTAATGTGACACTAAAACCTCTCAGCTTTACTTCTATCGGGTCACCCATTGGAGCAACACGAATAATCATAAAGTCTATACCTGGAGTAAAACCAAATGAAAGTAGCTTCTTCCGATATGTCTTACTAATTGTTGGTTTGAAACCAATCAGCTTGAATGATTGACCAACATCAGAAGCTATCATCATTTAGGCAAAGTAAGTGATTTCAACCGGGTGAAGCTCAATTTTTTCTTTTATACGAAGTTCTTCAATAACTTCAAGAGCTCGTTCATAAGTGGGAAGACCTACACGAGAACAGTCTTCATTTTCAGATGATATGATATCTGTCCAATGATAAATGTTGTCATTTCCAAGTTCTTTGGTTTGAGCATAATACACATAATCATATTCATCAACAAAGCTATTATAGCCAATAGCTTTCTGAACTATACGATATTTAGCATCTTCAGACTTCACTGGTTCTGGCATTGATTTGCTCCGATAAAAATTGTTGGACTTCACCTAAGAACTCATGAATACCACGCAAGTTCTTTTGCCAACGTAGCACCATAAACTTTTCATAATCGCCATCAAATGGAACACCATAACCGTGTTCAATTTGTTCATATGTTTCGTACTTCTTCAACCAGTTCTTTATGTCATGTAAAGCTCTATCAGTTTCTAACTGAGTTGCTTTTGGAAATGCATAATGATACAAGCCGACATTTTCAGATTGAGCAAACCACCACCCACATTGATTGTAAAACCATTCAGCAGCTTCTAACCATTCAGTTCTACATTTAGTAGCAAAGTTTGTTTGAAAGATTGTTGAATAGTTTTTTTGAAAGTTTGGATATGGAACCCATGGATATATTGTGCTTTTGACCCATTTCTTGATTTCTGGATGATTGATTCGATCGCTATCAAGAACATAGATTGGTTTAGCACCTTCCGCCGGCATTGAGTATTCTTTTGTTATCCATCTTACTTCAGTATAGCCATAATACATATCTTCATTTGAAATGAAAGATAATGCATACTCTTTATCGAACTCTTTATATGTCAAATGTTCTTTCAAGATTCCGTTTGTAGAAACTCCATTACCATTTACATTGAATAACTGGTCAAATACTCGAAGCTTTACTCCATGCAATGTAGTATCACGAAACAAAGACGGAAACTTTTGGAGCATGTAAAGAACATATTCATCAGGTGTAAAGAATTGTGTCATTTGGATACCTCATTTAGCTTACGTTCCGTATTGGCTCCAATAGCAAACCATTCATCACGAGTATTTTCAACCCATGAAGTAAAATGAGCTAATGTAATCTGTCCATTGACAATCATTTGGAATAATGCATCTTCTCGAAGGTCAATCACGCGAACAGTTCTGAACTTCATATTTTCGTCTGGAATTCGGATAGTGCTCATCGTTAGCTTTCCTTTTTCTTTGAGCTGTAAATTGCAATTTCTTCGTTAGTTGCAGAACGGGATTCGATAATTTCTTGGTCAGGAGCCATGTTTCTAAAATGCATTTCGGCTCTTTCAGTTGAACTATCAAAGAATACCATAGTCTTTTGTTCAGACCTTACCAAGAACGGTTGAAAATCATGCAACATTTTGAAATGTCCTTCCTTTTGAATTGAATCTCATTGGAACCTTGAACATCACAGGTTCAATACCGTTTGATGAAATATAACCGTGACAATGAAACTTGTCATCTGAAAGAAAGAATGTTTGATTGTATTTAGCATCAGCACCTTTGAAGGTTGTTTCTTTGACAGTAATCATTTTGGAACTCCATCACCAATACCATAAGATTCTACCCAAGGGTCTTTAGTATCCAACATATGTTGATACAATTTGCAAACTAAATGTTTGTTGATTTCAATGATAGTTCCATCTTCATCAGTAACGTGCAGAAATCTCCAATTGACTTGTGCCCGGTCTTTCAGGATTTCAACTTCACCATTTAGTTCTAATCTGTTAATTTTTGCTTTCATCGTAATTCTCCTTAGCAACAATTATACTACTTCAACAAAAGTTCTTTTACCAACAGTGAACACTAAAGGTTGGAGTAATATAGTAAATTTTTTTGAACCTCTTGGTTTCAAACCAAAACAAAACTGTTTGTCAAGAGTCAAAATAAATTCATCATTAGTTTTTGTATCACGAAAAACTTTTGTATCTTCACCTTTTGTAACTGAAGTTCTTCTTGGATTTAGAACTTCATTAGCTAAGTCCAAAATGTATTGGAGTTTTGATGGTTTATTGGGCCAGCTTTTAGCAGCAAAAGATTCCAACATTTCATCATCTAAAACATCAGCATATTTCAGTTCTTCAATTAGTTCTTTGACTAAAGGTGAAGCTGCAGTTTTAACGTTTGAAGTTGAAATGGTTGAAACTAATGTTTGGATTGAAGTGGTGGTAGTCATCGTAATTCTCTCTCTACGTTTGTTTGAATATGGGTCTATTATACAACATCCAAAGTAGATGTAAATAGACCCAACATCAAAAATGATAACTAGTTATCAAATTTTACCTTTATTTGCAATCCATTTTTCTGCAGCGGCAATAAACTTAGGATTAGCATTTACAAATGCTTCATGCCAATCAGTATCATGAACTGGTTGTACCCCAATAAATTCGGTTAGCATTTCAAATCTGTACGGCCGCCCAACTTTCAATAGGTTGGGATTTGAAATGAATAGCTTTGTAGATTCAGCAATTGTTTCCCAAATGTTAGGCTCATATGAAGATACCTTTGATTCCTTTTTGCGAACTTTTGGTACATACTTATCATAATCACGTTGTATGTTGAAATGTATGATATGCCCAAGCTCATGACACAAAACTCCAATAGGAGTAAGGTCAGCTTTATAGCCGGGATATGACCATTTGAAGCCTGGTGTTTTTGTAGCAACAGCACATTTTTTGATATTGATTTTGATAGTTCTTTTTGTTGCTTGTCCGTGTGCAGGCAGCGTATCAACAACTTTTATAGTAGGTGTTGGTATTTGCGGATTCAAAATCAGAAAATCTTTTAGTAAGATTTGAGCTTCTGCAAAAAGCTCAAGTTTTGTTTTTCCGATCATGTTATGCTCCAACATAAATTGGAGTGCCAACATGAACTGGGTGTTCAGAAATATCTTGCTCGATAATCAATGCGCATTTGCCAAAGTTTTGCCATACTTTGAATGCAACATAGTTTTTGACAGGTTCTTCAATTTCAGCAAGCTGACCTTTTACATATTCGAGAATGTTATTTGGGTCGTCAGTTTTTACACTGCCGCCGATCCAAGAAGTTGTGGTTTCAACTGCGTCAGATGGAACTTCTTCAGTTTTTACCAAAAATTGAATGTATTCAATTTCGTATTCATATGATTTAGAGGCAGCCATTGTAGTTCTCCACGTTTGTTTGAATATGGGTCTATTATACAACATCCAAAGTAGATGTAAACGGTTGAAAGTGTTAACCAGATAACAAAAAAGGGAAGAACTTTTACATTCTTCCCCCTTTTCATTTTCACAAGGACTTACTTGTTATGGAGCTAACTTGGTTTCAAAGGTAGCCGGAGCAGCACGTCCATTACGTCCAGTTGCAGGAAGAACTAAGAAGTTATCCACTGCATCATTGGTATTTGGTTTAGCTGTTATAGTATGACCATTAGGAATAGTCAACGAAGGATGGTCAAACGGAGCAGCTTCACGAGCAACACGATTATCAGTTAGCATCAACATAAAGTTCGTGATGTCAGTAAAGTCAGTTGCATCAAATCCAAGCACCTTGATTTCAGGATGTAAGTTTGGATTGTTGAACAAACCACCATTGTTATATAACATCATCACTTCGTTCAAATTCTTAGCAGAACCATTATGGAAGTATGGAGCAGTCAAACTAACATTACGTAATGATGGAGTTTTGAATGAACCATCAGTTCTAGCAGGTGATAAAGCTGGAGTCATAACAAGTGGAACACCATTGACATCAACAAAGTTAGTAGCAACATTGAATACATCAACTGTATTTGGAGGAGCACAAGCACCACCATTCGCAGGAGTCACTAAGTCAGTTGGGCATGAAGCTAAACCAAAAGCATTTTGCCATTGTTGTGAAAATGCAAGAGGATTTCCCCAAGGATCATTACCACCAAGACCACGGTCAAATGCAATTGGAGTCACACCAATATCATAGAACCCTAAGTCATAAGAACCAAATTGTAAAGCTGGGTCAAACACTGGAACAACCGCTTCTGCAACAACTGCACCTGGTAAGAACGGCATTGGTTCAACCATAAAGCCATTTGGAACTGCATTCGGGTCAGTTATATTGACACCAATTGGAGCAGGAGCTAATGCAGTAAATGTAGCTGATGAGAACTCAGGACCATTATGACAGAAGATACAAGCACCATTCTTTTGTGGAATAGGAGCAAGAGTTACAGGGTCAACACCAACTTGCGGATTCAATGGACTAACTGCTCCCATGAACAAATCGAAACCACGTGATTGACTTCTGTTCATACCAATGAATGTTCCATTAGGACGACGAATTAGCTGAGGAGCAGTTCCCACTGGAACGGGATTACCAGCAACAGTAATAGGTTGTCTTACACGTAGTAAGTTATCATATGGAGAATTACCAGAACGTAAGGTATCTTCATAAGCTTGAACTGCTAAACCGAAGAACAATGGAAAGTTGGCTTCATCAAGTGGAATGTTTGATGGATTGACACCTGTCCAGAATACTGGTTGGAAAGCTCTTTGAATAAGAGTTCTGTATAATGGTTTGTTAGTTCTGAAAGTTGATAAAACACTATCAGTAGCACTAATTGTTTGGGTATTCAAAATCTTTCTACCAACAAGCTTAGTACCAACAGTCGTAAAGGTTCTACCTGCACAGCTCATTTCCAAGTCAGATAATACAGGACCAACTGCTTGAGAAGCAAGTGATGCATTATCAATAACGAGTTTGACTTGTGTTGGAACACCACCAACTGGAGTCATCCATACTTTAGAGTTTTGGTCACGTAGTCCAAATGGATTTGCTCCATTGAAGACTTTGTTTGCACGACCATCCCAGAAGTTTCTGACATAGAATGTAGCATTGATTGAAGATGGAGTATTACGAGGTTCTACACGACGAACGTTGATACCATTCACAGATGCTTCATCAAGAATTCTTGATGTACAAGTATCGCCATCTAAAAGTGGATCATTTCCAACAAAAGTTCCGTTCAAAGTACCAGCAGAACTGATAACATCATCAACTACAGTAGCAGATAACTTAGTTGGATTGGCAGGATCATTTGGAGCACCAAATACCCAAAGAGGAAAATCGCTAACTTTCAGTTGAGCATTAGGACCAACAGTTCCACCAGGAAGAGCATCATAAGTATGGTTGTTATGATTGAAACCTGGATTGATTTGATTGATTGTACGACTATCAGCACCTGCTGCAAAGTGACAAGAAGCACAAGCCATACCGTCAGAACCAACCGCAGTATCCCAGAATAATGCTTTACCTAATTGAACCAGTGCAGCATTGTTACGGGTAATTGAAGTGATACCGTTGAGCTGTGAAACACCATCAATTGTGACGGTCATTGGAGGTTTGACCGCAGTATTTAGAGGAGTTGGTTGAATGAACAACACTGCCTCAGACACAATCGGCAAACTAAAGAGTCCTACTGCTGACGCGAGCAGGAATATAGCTTTTGATTTCATATGAATATACCTTATAAGGAGTTATACTAAAGGGAGTATATGAAATAAACGCATAACGTAAGTATGTTCTATCACACTCCACTAAGAGTATCTTTATCATCAGGTATAATAGTTCCACTTATTGTTACAAGTACTATTTCATACAGGTTTTACAAATAACGCTCCATGAAAATCATCCTAATGTTCATGGAGAATCATTCATTCTTTTTACAGAATTTGGCAAGCACGGCTGGAATCGAACCAACATTGTCAGAGTCAAAGTCTGATGTACTAACCGTTGTACGACGTGCCTAAATGTTCTTGTTTGAAGAACCTAGAGACACATTATACACATTAGGTATTATACGTCAGTAAGTTCTTCGATAATCTGTTGTTGCTGTCGATTCATAGTATGTGTGCTTTATTTGTATTGAGTTTTGTTGAACAATCTGTCCAATTTTTCGTTTGTATCTTTTGCATACTGAGCAGCAAGGTTAGCAGCTTGTTCAGCAGCACCGGCACGAGCAGAAGCTTGAGCAGCCAAAGCTTTAGCTTCAGAAGCTGAATTAGAAGCAGCAGCTACTTTTGGAGCTAATGCATCGATTTGACCTTGTAAGTTTTCAATGTCACCATTAGTTGCGCAACCAGTTAGAGCGAAGATGGTAAAAAGTAATGCAATTTTTTTCATTGTGTATCTTTCCTATTGTGTTGATATAATTTAGTATTTATTGACTATTCTTATGCAAGTATTAAAAATGCATAAGAATAGTCAATAAATTTTTTACAGTGTTTTTCTTTACGTTTGTATTGCTTGGATTTATCTTCTTCAACTTTAGCACGATTGAAGCGACAACAATACTTCGCTACTATGTTATTTATTTTCTTCATTTACTCTCTCCTTTCAAGTGGAGTCGAAGACGAGACTTGAACTCGTAGTATTCAGTTTTGCAGACTGATGCACTTACCAATTTTGCTACTTCGACAAATTCTTACCATTTTACCATAGTTCTTAACATTGCTTCATCTGCATCTATTGCTTCTGCCTTCAAGTATAACTTTTCTGGAGCTTTACTGAAGTACAAAAATAGAGCAGGACATAACCAACCACTAATACCTGGAGTCCAATGTCCAGGAACATGCCAACGATACCAGTTGCCATGGATATTTCCGCTATAGTCTAATCCCTCTTTAACCCAATCACCAATCAATTGGTGACCTTTGAAAGGCTTATCACTAAATGACATCTTGAACCCATTCTTAGCAGAGGGAATGTCTCTGACTAAGAAATCAATTGCTTCATCAGTACCGGAAATAAAGGCTTCCCATTTGAGCCCAGTTTCTTTGTCATCAAATACCCAAATGTCATAACCTTCAATTTCCTTGCCGTCTTTGTCATTCATTACCCATGCAGAACCTGATAGCTTATATGGATAAAGAACGCGAACTTGTTCTTCCTTCTTCTTACAAAATGGCCAAAACATTTAGTACCTTATAGTATGGAGCCTCGTATCTGATTCGAACAGATGACCTATTCATTACTAGTGAATTGCTCTACCAACTGAGCTAACGAGGCAATAATTGGAGCTCCCACCCGGAACTGACCCGAGAACCGCGGGTTACAAAGCCGCCGTTTTTCCCGTTAAACTATAGGAGCATATTTTTTATTTATAGTCTTATTCTAATTGGTCGTGAAGCTTGGATTCGAACCAAGGACACAAGCATTATGAATGCTTTGCTCTACCGACTGAGCTACATCACGATTGTTCTTTTACCCAATCCAAAAACTCTTCAGCTCCATCACGTTGCATTATAGCTGCATCATCATATTGCAAAAGTGGTTCATTACCTTTTCTTTCATGAGTATCTTCAAATGTTTGTAACATTGACTGAAGTTCTTCAATTGTATATCTTACTTCTTTCTTACGTCTTACTCCACCCATGTTATATCAATCCTTCTTCCAAAAGAACTAATGCTATATCATAACGATACATATAACGAAGTTCTCGCATTGTGCAATTACAGTATGGATGACTACCTTGAGGACCCATACAACAACAAGCATCAGAATAAGGCTGCAACATTAGTTCTTGAAACATATCTAGTTTCATCTGTTTTGATGCATAAATCTGTGTCATAAATTCAAAATTTTCTTTGAAATATTGAACCAAAGATGCCAATAATTCGGGAGTCACCGGAAACTTATTCTCGATTTGCTCCACTTCCCGTAGTGTATCAGCCATCGTTTTCAATTGGAAGACTTCTTGATAGTTCATCTTATTTCTCTACTTTGTAAAAGTTTCGACCATCTTTCGTTTCATACCCATAATGTTCCAACACTCGAGCCATATTAGTTCGACCAACAGGATTTGACGTCACTAATTGAACATGGTCTGGAACAAAACCTCTATACATCAAATGACACAATACATCATAGCCATTCATTGCTTCACCTAAATCATGGTCAAGACAAAGACATTCAATTCGGTCAAAATTTTCCATTACCATTTTGATGCCATCACGAGCATTCTTTGCAATCAATTCACAATTGAGTTCTCGGATATCATCAATGATTGCCCAAACTTTATTATCGCTCATCTTAGTTATTTCCACGTTGAATAGTAAAAGACGGATATGTTTCTCGAACTAGTTCTGATAAGACTTCTTTCAAGTCAGTAATATCTGTTGAAAGTTTGATACGTTCTAAAAGTTCATTTCGCTTTTGTTCTTTCTTCAAGTATTGATGAGCAGTTGGCAAACTAACACCATACTTCTTACTCACTTCTTTTACTCGTTCAGCACAAATCTTACTCATCTTTCTATGTTCCACTTTTTTGCTATAAAGAGTATTTGCAAGGAGATACTGGGTTTTCACCAGTATGGTGGCTTGGTTATGCTTCTATAGAAAGCGGCCACATTACATCCCGAATAACTTAGCTGATAAGAACCACCAAATCTACCAATGTTATCGATAAGTTGGAATCGTTCACCAACTGTATCTCCCGCAAATACTCCTTCTTTTTGAATATGTGTCTATTATAAACAATTTTTAGCAGATGTAAACGGTTATTTTTGATAACTACTTCACATTTTCACTATCTACTACAATCGGACCAATTTGACTCGTAGGACATTCTTTCAACCATGCAGTTACAATTCCAGCCGAACCAACTACTGCGTATTTGCATTCTTGCAAACCAGCATTGACTTTGATTGCTTCGCCAGCTTGAACTAATAGTGCTATACATAATCCGATAGTAGCCCCAATTCCAGCCAGCCATATCCACATTTTATGTTCACTTTCCATTCTATTGTCTCCGAGTTCTCTATTCATGTTTTAGTTTTGCATCTTCAAATTTGACCAACAATCTTGATGTATCCCCATCAGTTGGTCGCTTTACCAAATAACGTGCTGGGCTATGTTCGCAAATTCCAGTAATGACACCATGAATCAATTCAGTTCCTACTTCAAATGGAGGTTCAATCTTGTTGTCTTCTACCCACTTCTGTCTTGCGTTAGTCAATGCACATTCTGCAATCCAATGCAGTTCTTCAAGTTCATTGACGTCGTCAATAGTAAGGTCCCAACCATAACTGTCCAATTCTTTAGCAATCTTGAATCCATCCGGTCCGTAAGACATGTAAGCCTTGACCAAAGTATTCAAATCACATTGAAACACTTCTTTAGCAAATTGAGCAAATGCTTCTGTCAGCATTTCTTTAGTTTCTTTTGGAGCAGGTGGATATTGGTTCATTCACAATCCTCTATCAATGTTTGGTACCTGAAACTGGGTTCGAACCAAGTGACCTCCGACTTGTAAGGACGGCGCTCTCCCAACTGAGCTATTCAGGCTTTATGTTTGGAGTCGAGATGCAGATTTAAACTGCGTCGGACATTTATGGAATCCCCAATCATGCTCTTATTGATTCGTACCAGCACCACTGGACTCTCTCGACTTGATTTAGTTATTATATCACTAAAAGTACTACAAGTAAAACAATTATTCCAACGAAGACAAATGCTAAGTCTCTAAACAAGTTTCCAAATAAAGCTCTTACCCATTCATTTCGCGATGCTTTCATATTACTCCTACTTTATAAGGTGGCCTCGCTGGTAGGATTTGAACCCACGACCGTAGGGATAGAAGCCCTCTGCTCTATTCCAACTGAGCTACAGCGAGTTTGTTCTTCGACTTTCAATAGTTCATATCGTTCAACATCATACATTGACTCAAACCAAATCGTAAACACTACAGGCAATTGGTATTGTGCTAATTGCTTTGTAACCCATTCAATGTTGTCATTTCGGATAACACGACCTGTCTTTAAGCACAATGCAATTGCAGTATTACAGAAGTAATAGTAAGTTCTAAACCGTATCAGAACTATGCCAGCTTCTCGAGCTGTATTTTCTGCTTCATGTGAAACTGTGCCTCGTTGAAATCCACTCATCGTCTATTCTCTCTATCTCTAAAACTTTCAGTCTGTAAGTGAGTCGAACACTTCCTACATCGTTCATAGCGACGGGTCTAGAATCCGCTAGACAGGCTATAATGGTTTTGATTGAACCGTTACTTCATACTTTTGATATAAATCTTCAGTCCAAATCGTTACTTCAAAATTGTATTCCGAACCGACTGCATGTGTAAATTCCACACGAACATCTTTAGGATTTACGTTATGTTGGATTGCCATCATTTCTTGAACTGCTTTATTCTTCATCTTAGTTTCTCACCATTGTAATTCAAACCAGTATTCAGTAACTGGTGTTTCAATAAAGTTATCATTTTCATCTACAATAACACCGAGACCGCCCCGCCGCTGACCATAATGATTTTTGCATTGATCGTGAAATCCAAATCCAATAGCTTTCACTTCACTTCTAATCTTTTCTTGAAATGGCGTTAATATCACCATACCACGAGCATCAATATTAGGTTCAAATTTAGAAGGAAACTCTTTGGTCAAGTTCAAAACTCGCCCACCGTTAGTAGCATGTTCCCTAACTTTCGTATCTAATTTGTCAAGAAATTCTTTGACAACAGTATTGCTAACTTTGGTAAGTTCAACGGCTTCTCTTGCAGTAATCATCTTAGGTTCCCCCTCTCTTTTATAGTGAGCAATGATAAACAACTAACTTTTGGTACTTCAGTGGGAATTCAGGAAACTTGTTCTTTACCCAATCCAATGAAGTAAATCCTGTAGGATAACCATGAATTGTCAAAGTAAACTCACGAGACAATTCATACTTCTTATTAGTTGTTGCAAGCTCTTGAATAAACTTTCTAATCTCATTAAGATTGGGTTGGCCATTATCAAACTGAAATGTTGTACTCATCGTAGTTCTCCATACGTTTGTTTGAATATGGGTCTATTATAAACAGTTTTCTAGATTTGTAAACAACTAAAAGTGATAACTACTTCACAAAAATGCAGCTAAGATTTCACCAACGAGCTCTATCAAACCGCCCAAGATTTCTAATGAACCTTCTGTCTTATGACCTCGGCTCAATCTGATAATACCCCAAACTACTAACAATCCTGCTACAATAGCTAATCCACTAATTACTGGCATTGACAATATCCTGTAATGCTTGCATTCCTGTACGTATTGCAAAGTTAACAACATCCAAATCTATCCAAGTATCTTCAGTATCAATTCCATCTTGGATGTCTTTTTCCAATTGCTTTCGCGTATTCCATAACTGAGATAAGCTCATCTGACCAACACCTCTATCTTCAACGCTGTACTTTAGCATATGTCACCATTCGTTTCAATTGAATAAGTTCAGCTTCAAAGTCATAACCATCTTGCAAAAAGCGACCTCTATCATTGCTGAAATAAAGCAAACCATTTTCTATGTCTAGTCTAAGCAGCATTGGCCGTGGGTGTTCTCGTGTCATATGCAATGCTAATACACTAGATGCATGATGTTCCACATCTTCAACAAGTATTGCTATTTGCTTTACTGGTTGTATCTGAACTAAAGTACCTTTCTTCATTCTTCAGTTTGGCTTTTATACACTGTCAATAAAACAAATTGCTCAAAACTATAATGCTCAAAGTACTCATAGTACTTTGTTAAGTATTCTTCAAGAGCTTTTTCAGCCTGCTCAATTGAATTGAATAAACCATCATTCAATTTGAACTCATCATATTGAGGTCCATAAATGTGAGTATCTACTTGAGTCAAATCACCGTTTTCATCCAATACTTTCCACAAATATTTTTTACAAAACATTTTCATTTACTCCTACATTTTCGAATATGTAATTATTATAACTACAAGCGACAAAAATGTAAATCATCAAATGTAAAACTGGTTAACAGTTTTCACATATTATCTGGCAGGCGGCTTCAGATTCGAACTGAAATCCCACGGCTTTGGAGGCCGGAATACTAGCCGTTGTACTAACCACCTATATCTTTGGTGGACCCGGATGGAATCGAACCATCGACACCATGCTCTTCAGGCACGTGCTCTTCCTACTGAGCTACAGGTCCAAATTCTTTTTAAAAATAATTTTTTCAAACATTTCTATTGCATTATCTCTTTTAATCCATTCTCCAGTTTCTTTAAATATTTCTGGATGATGTAAAATCTTTTTCTCTGCAGTAATCCTATCTAATACAAACTCATATTTTAATACTTTAAATCTTCTTAGCGGATCATAAGTTTGATAAGAATTTAACCTCGAGGGAAGGTCAATAGTCATACCAATCTTATAATGATCGGGATATACTATATTCTCAATGAGATAAATCATTCCAGATTTCATATCATGAAATTTTGCATCTCGTTGAAAATTAAGTTTTAATAAATTTAATCCTGCTAATCGTCGTGCATATCTAGTATTAGAATTTTTATGTGTTCCTTTATTTGTTTTTCCAGCAATATTACCATAGTGAGTAATGTAACTTTGTAAATGATATTCATTTATTTGAAATATTCCACTATATGGAATTATTCCAGAATACATCATCTGTCCAATTACAATTTGTTCTAAAGCGGTTGCTGGTTTCATTTTACTACTCAAAGTTTGTTAGACTAAAGATATTCTAACACAAAAACTTTTAAAAGTAAAATTATTTTGATGGTGAGACGCTCGGGGCTTGAACCCGAAACCCTCGGATTAAAAATCCGATGCTCTACCTATTGAGCTAGCGTCTCATTCGTTTTTCATTCTAAGTTGATTTACCGTGCCAACTTAGTCCGAATGAATGAGAGCTAAATTGACACTAAAGTTTAACGCACCATCGTTGATGATGGTGGCATCTAAATCGCTTGCTCATAAATGTCTTCATGTGATTTATTACCTTTAGTGTGTTGAAATGATTTATACTACGTGTTATTTATTTATTTATAGACTTTTTATTTTTTCTTGTAATAAAGAAAAACTTTTTACTAAAGTCTCAAACCTTTCTTTTAGTTCAGCCTCATCTGGCATTGAAAAAGGTTTATGATTATCAAGTTTTATTAGCTTGACAGTATCCGCATCTACAATTTGATAATGTATTATGAATTCAGAAACATAATCTCCAAACTCATATTTCTTATATCGATTCTGTTTGATATAAGAAGGAATACCAATATGATAATGCCACAAATGAAACTTATTAGCATATTCAGCTTTAGCTAAGAAATCTCGTTTATTTGTATTTGCTTCATTAGAATTTTTATTTCTACCTTGCAAACCCTCAAAACCTTTAGTTTCTAGATGTTGAACAAAATCATAAATTTTATCAAAATCAGCATCATTCTGTCTAGCTAACCAAGCATTGAACTTTTTACTATATTGCACATCCATTATGCATCAGCCTCAATTTCGCCTTCTGCACATTTTCTAACCCAGTCTCTCATTTGTTCTCGGGTCAATCCTTTTGGAACAGTGAAAGAAGGTTCTTTTATTATCTGTTCAATCTCAGCTTGCCAATTTGCAGTCTCTACTAAGAATTCTTCAGCTGAAGCACCTGGCTTATGGGCCATCATGCCAAGAGCTTCATATGTTTTTATTTGTTCTTCAGTCATCAGTTCAGTCATGTCTGCTTCTCCTTAATTTTGAGATATTATACCTTTTATATATGTTATTGTATACAATATCTTCACGTAACTGATAACTGGTTATCACTTTATTTGGAAGCGAGTGTAGGAATCGAACCTACCTAGACGAGCTACACAGGCATTAAACTTTTATAAATAGGTTAGCTGGTATTTACGAGATATCAGCAACCTGAGCTAGAGTTTCAGGCTGTCCCTATACATTTATTTATGCTAGAGAAAAAACATGAAAAACTTTAAATATTCAACCAAATGTTCTTGTATTATATGTAATCAAGAAACTACTACGCAAAGTTTAAATAAACATTACGAAAGTCATTTAAAACCAATTATTACTAAGACTTGTCCTAAATGTAAATCTATTCATTCTAATCATGGAATCTTTTGTTCTAGAATTTGCGCAAATTCTAGAACACCTTCAGAATTAACTAAACAAAAAACTGCAAATACTTTAAAAGAAATCTTTTCGGTTAATCCACCAATTAAAAAATATCCAGAGTACACACCAATATCTTTTTGCACTAACTGTTCAAAACTTTTTATTGGATTGAAATCCACATGCTCCCAAGAATGTTTAACGGCAAGACTACAGTCAGCCGGCAAAAAATCAGCTTCAGTTCAAATCAAACGCTCAAGAGATGAAATTACTCTATATGAGCTATGTAAATCTTATTTTTCTAATGTTGAACATAATCAACCAATTTTTGAGGGTTGGGATGCTGACATTATTATTCATGATATCAAAACTGCTATTCTCTGGAATGGCCCATGGCATTATAAAGATTTAGGTTTTAACAATCATTCACTCAAACAAGTTCAAAATAGGGATAAACTAAAAATAAATATCATCAACAAAATGGGATGGAAATCTTTAGTCTTTGAAGATCGTTATTATACTCCAAAACAAGCTTTTAGTTTTTTAATTTCTCAAATATCTCAAATATCTAAAGAAGCGGGTGCTGGATTCGAACACAGCGTCCACGAGGGTTATGAGCCCTGTAATCTACCACTGATATAACCCGCATTTTTATTTAAAAGGTTTTATCTCCGGGGCAGGGAATCGAACCCCGCTCACACGGTTTAACAGACCGGCCGCACACCTTGTGCGTTCCCCGGAGATAAAACCTCTTCTTTATCAATTTTGTTAGAACTATTATACACCAAAAATTTGTCAGTGTAAATATTTATTTATACTTTTTACTAAATTTATTTCTGTAGTACTTCAATGTTGCTTTTGGATGTAAAAGTATTCCACCGATTGTAGCAATAGCCAACATTGGAAATGCTAATACCCACTTGTACCAAGGTGTTGGCTTACCGTTAGAATGTTTACGACCTATGTTCTTAGCGAAATCTACCACACTTGCTAATGTCCATACAAGTATAACAATTATTACCAAAGAAATCATTATGATTCTACCTTCAGGTTTTTATCATCAACAAAAACTACTTTTGGTCGAAACTCGTCAGTTCGTTTGACTTGTCCATACGCACAAATGATAATCAAATCATTCACCATTCCAAGTCGTGCAGCAGAACCATTCAATGCTATCATACCAGGAACTTCACTTGGAATAGCATATGTAATGAATCGCTCACCATTGTTGATGTTGTATATATGGATTTGTTCATGCTCTTCAATACCACTTGAATACATCAAGTCTTTATCAATTGAGCATGAACCATGGTAATCCAAGTTAGCTTCGATTACTGTAGCTCGATGGATTTTAGACTTCAATACAGTAATTAGCATATGTTATGTTTAGAGAGTTTCATTATTGAGTGTATTTTTCATATGCCAAGATTTTTTCTTTAGTAATTGGTTTACTAGAAACTACATAAACCGTATCTCCAGACCAAGTAAAAGTTTTCCATTGATAATTTAGCTTAGATGCCATTTTTTTTGCAACTCGCAAATATAAAGATGTTCGTTTCAATAATTCTTTATTTGAGGATGAATGTATTTGTTTAGCACTAAAATACCATGTATCAATTTCTTTATCATTTTGACAAATATCAATCACTGTTGCTAAAATTCCGCTAACACCATCTGCATTGAACTTATTGATTGCTTTGAAACCTGCTTCATCCGAAAAAAAGCTAACTTCTGCAATTTTTTCTTTATCCATTGGAATTACTTGAGTAGCTACAATAAGTATTGGATTTGATTTTATTTCATACCATTTAGCAACAATATCTTTATAAGATTTTGTTTCAATCAGTTCATAATCTAAAGGTTGAGATAAACTTTCATCTAAAGTCAAATCTCCAAAATGATAGACTTCTTTTAACTTCATATTGTTTCAGTAGAAGTATCTTTTGATGCACCACTAGTTTTTACTTCTTTACCAATCTGGCTATACTTCGCATGATGAGCTGCTTCACGAATTGCAGTAATCATCAGCTTTCTCCAGACTTTGTCAGTTGAAGAACTAACCTGTTTTGGTATCTTCACTTTGACTTGAGGTTTAGCTTTCTTTACTACTTTTTCTTGTACTGCTGGTTTTTTTGCTGCCACTTTTTGATTCCCCTATTTAGGATGATTTATTAAAACTGCCCAACTTGAACCACGCGGTTCTGTTTCAAACCCACATTCTTTTAGTTGTCCTCGCAACCATTCAGCCACTTCTTCTTGTGACTTACCAAGAAACCATGGATTATTTTGCACTGTCATTGCAACTTCAAACATGATATCAATTAGTTGTTGTTCATTATTCGTTTTACCTCGTCCAACTGAACCACTATTTGCTACACCCATAATGTTATTCCTCGTTATTCTCTATCCAAGCAAGATTTGCTGTTCATTTACCGTTTCTGATAATGCTAATGTCGAAATGCTTACTACATCTTCTTTCAATGTAGAACCATCAAACCATTGAACTCTGACTAAGGTTCCCATGACTTCTTTTACTGTCATTGAAGGACCACCTGATTTCAATCTTACTGTACTACCTACTGATGTGCTCATATTATACTCCATTTTTGATTTTATAGTATCATTATTTATAGAGCACTGGATAGCCATCAAATTCAACAGGATAGTCATCTCTAATGAACGAGAGCCCCTCTACAATCAAACCGAATCGACGATGATGGGTAACCCTAAACTTTTCGTAGACGAGACACTCGTGCTTTAGCTTGTTTCTTAGACGAACTCGTAAGCCTTTGACTGGAGTTCGTACCGTGTCTTCAACACTCATGCAAACTTATAGAACTGACCTTTGTTGAAATATCCAGTCATATCTTCATTGTAATGAATGACTGACCCATCATCTTTGTGGTAATCAATAGGCTCATATCCAAAGAAAAGTTCCCGTTTAGCTTGACAATTTTTCCGCTTACCGACAATTCCAATGATTTCAATAACGTAATTGCTCAATACTTCTATTGACAAAATTTTCTCAAAGTTCTTCAATGAAGTTGATTTGAAGCTTCGTATCATTTCAAATCCCCACGTGTGTATATCTCTATGGACTTCTGACGGATTTCATCTGAGATGTCAGTTCTTCTCATCGCATCTTTGAAGCCACGACGATGACGAGCTTTATCTGCATAACGGGAAGGAGAACCCATCTTGTCGTACCAACGAAGTAATTCGCGGCAAGCTGGACCTACTTCAAGTCGGGTCTTTACGAAAGACTCATCATGAATAGTGACACCATCAGGTTTGAACAAACGAATGCCATAACCTTTACCAAGGAATGTGACCTTTATCATAGGGTCGTTTTGTGTGAATGACATGTTATGCTCCTTGTTCAAATGGATAGTATGTAAAGCCATCTATTGTTGTAATTTCAGTAGAGACTAAACGCCATCCGTATTTAGCCATGGCTGAAGTCATTTGATGAGAACACATACCATAACGGTTTGCTGCTTTTGCAAGTTCATCGCAACCATCTTCAATCCCGCCACAGATAATGACATCAACTGCTTCACGAGTCATACTTTTATCGACATACGGGTCAACAAAAAATCCGATGAAGTCATCTTCGTAGTATTCAAAACCAGCAAAAACTTTCATATCATCTCTCTCTACTCAATTTTGTCTATTCTATACTACTTTTCGGACGATGTAAACTGTTCATCCCATCTTTTTAGAGCATCCATAACTAATAGTTCTGGGACGACTTGATTGCTATGTTTGCCAGTTGTTGCATGAGCCATCACTCGAATAGCACACCAATAGACAAGTCGCTTTGGAAGTATCCACGCAAAGCCGATTATCATTTGTTCCCATTGACGAGACATTGAGTATTTGAAGTATTTGAAATTGTTCATTATTGAGTTAGAGTAAGAGTGAAAGGAGAGATGTCATAAATGAGCTTCCAGCCAAAGCAGACTAATATGAATATGAACCAGACCCCAATCTTATCCCATATAGTATTAGGAATACCACCAAAGCTGGTATATTGACCCAAATCATGCCATGCATAAACAATCCAAACGGCTGATACCAATAGCATGATGATGACTAAAATTGCCCAACCAAAAGCTGCTAACATTATCTTACTCCGAAGTGTTGTCTAACGTCATTGAGCGTATGGCCGTGTTGTTCGATTTGATTGCCACATTCATCAATGATTAGTTTGACAAGTTCATACAACTTGTCTCGAAAGAAACCATCATATTCACATTCGATTTCTTTGAGATTGATATCAGCTTCAATTAGTAATTCTGCCAAGTTATGTTGAAGCTTCGTCTTTTCCCAATGGGTTATCTCGAATGTGTCAACGTTATGAGGAATGTTGAAGCTTACCCAAATCCCACCATCGCTATTAGCTCCAAAACCCCCAGCACTATAACCACATTCAATACAAGCCGGAGTGCTCCAACCTTTAGTATGATGAGTTAGGACCGATTTGATATGTTTGGAGCCACAAGCCGGGCAGATATTTCGGTCCATTGCTTGTACATAGGTAATCGTTTTTGTAACTTTAGTTGCCATTCGTTAGGTCCTTGTATTTAGCTTGGAGTTGTGCCAACAATTCAAGCTCTTCACGTTTAGTTTTTTCATAGCATTCAATCCGTTTAGCTTCTTCTTCAGGAGTTTCAGGTCGAATACCATAAATCACAATATCGCTGTCAATCGCTTCACATTGAATGTCACTTACACCAACATCATTATAAGCTTGATGTATTTGAAGTAATTCTTGTATTGCATACAAAAGAGATTCACTAAACAAATCTCTCGGGTCGTATGTAGCTAAACGTACTTTCTTTGTTTGAGTGCTCATATTCTTATACCATTGCTAATGCTTGTTGAAAAGCTCTGTCTTTCATTTTGCCATACACACTGAATTCTGAGTCCCAGAACTGATGCGAGGTGTCACGTTTGCCAGTGCCATGGGTGTACTGTTGAGTGATTGCATTGACCACACCCCAAAGAGTACCAGTCGCCATATCAGCACCCATACCTTGACCTTTGTACAAGTCCATCAAGTTATCGATTTTACGTTCTTGAACTTTAGTCAAAGGTTCAGTAGGTTTGTCGAATACGACTTTACTCAAGAAGTTGTATGCTTTCTTGTCAGTCACTTTAGTAGCAGACAATTTGCGAACATCTTGGATAAATTGCAACCATGCACCATCCATCAAACCAAGTTCAACTTTGACAGTATCAGGGTCCCATTCGGAACGATGTGATACTTGAACAACGTTTCTTGTGCCTTTTTCAGCCATTGCAATGTTCAACGTATTGTTGCA